TCAAATTGAGCTGTAGTTAAATACACACTCTTTTCGTAAACATCCAGTCCAGGAGCAGAACTGCTTGAAATATTGTCATAAAGAATGTCAAATTCAGTACTAAATTCTGCTACTGTCATGGTCTATATTTTTATTGTTTAGAATTCTTTAATTTTGCTTGCAATGTAAGTCTCATTTCTTGCCCTAATGGAGAAGCTAAATATTTAGCGGCAGTTTCTAATACCGGAATATCTCCATCAGAAATTGGCTGATTATCTAGAGTATAGAATTTCTTGTCAGTTTTAACAATAACTCCGTTTTCGAAAGCTTCTTCTAAAAGAACCTTAGTTTCAATTAATGGATCAGCAGTAATTGCAACAAACATGTTAGGATCTTTCTCAATCATTTTAGCTGTCTCAACTTGCAAGAAGTTTAATTCTTGAGTTTTAGAAGTATAACGACCTAAGTTTCTCAAGATATATCTTAAGACATCTTTTTTGTTTTTGAACTCTACATATTTCTCGAAAGCAAGTACTTTGTTTCCAACAGAGTCTTTTTCTTTTCTCAATTCTTCTCCTTCTGCAATCATTACAAAACGATAAGTAGCTTTGTTTCTAATCTCGTCTAAGCTTGAAGCAACTAACGGACTAACTAGCAATACTTTGTAAAGTAAATATTGAACTGGATCTGACAAGTCAAATTTAACATCGTCCTTACCTAAGAATACAGGAAACATTCCTCCTTTTTTGTACTCTTCTTTCCAAAATGATCCATAGATACTTAAGTCTTTTTTAAGCAAGTATTCTAATCCAGATTTTTCTTTGTTGGTAAGAATATTTTTCATTTTGTTATTATCTAACAATGGTACCGGAATTGCAATTGAACTGTTCTCAAACAATCCACCATACCCAACATGCTTTGGATCTTTAATTGCGGCAGTCTCTTTACGAATATACTTCACAGTAACAACTTCTGCTCTTAAAAAATCTGTTGAAGGCAATTCATTTCCTTGGTAATCTTTTTCAGCAATAGCTCTACTATCGTCTTGAAACTTATCTTTATTTTTTTCACTCATGATTTATTCTTCTTTTTATTGATTCTTCTTCTCTCTCTTATGAAGTTGTAGGATTGATAAGCTCACTTCCTACTAAAGCATTTGTTGCAAATATAGCGAGATACTTTTAATATCTCGCTATTTCTACTAATTATTATTACGCAAGAACGTAAGGGATAATTTGTGCAGTTCTAGAGGGGTCGTAAACAACAACTCCTAATTGGCACCATTTAGTAATGGTTCCTGCATCTTCTAATGTTCCCATGTTACCGTTGTTGGCTTCTCCAGTAAATGGATTTCTGAAACCCCATTGGTAACCTCTGTACTCTTCTTTTCCAGTAACCTTAACTTGTTGGATGTTAGGATCTTCTGGTGTTCCGATGTAGAAGATATCGAATCTGTAAGATTCAGCAACTCCATTAGAACCAGGAATACGTATTGTATTTCTAACTTTGTCATCGTAGAAGTCATCAACCTCAACTTTAACTGTTACACCGTTTGGTGCTAAATACTCTGTAAATTGGAAGCCTGCTTTGAATGCATTTGCGTGCAATTCAGATTGAGTTTTCATTACAGTCGCAGGGTTTGTACCCGGAGTTGATAAGTTAGCAGCCCATCCAGAAGTGTGGTTTAATACAGCTTTGTGGAATTCAGCAGCTCCTCTTTCTCCAGTTCTTAAGATAAAGACACGTTTGTCAAATCCTAATTTTCCTTCTGACAATCCGAACAAGATTTCTTCCAACATTTCCAATGAGAACTCATTGTAATAGAAAGTATTTGATTGTTCCATTTGTTCACGGATACCTGATCCAATTTTGATAGCTCTACCAGAAACATCAAAGTTATGGTATTCACCGTCAGCAGTTCTGTTGGATTTACCATACATCAATGCTTTGTTTTTGTAAGCAGAAAATTCTTGCTCAACTAACCAGTCTTCATAAAGTGCCAAAGTAGGGAATACTTTTTTGTTACCTTCTTTATCTAAAACTGGGATACCCATTGCTACTTTTTTACCAGTTGCATCTCCAGGTAATTTGTGGTCGATACGGATAGTAGTTAACTCACCTCTCATAGAGATTGGAGTAACACGTCTAACACCACCAACTTCTCTAGATAATCCACGACCTACTGGCGCAAATTCTTCTGAGAATCTTTTCCCTGAAACTAATTCTTCACCAGGAATACCATCTCTGTTTGAACCTGCACATTCGCAAGTATAAACATAAAGGTTACCTTCTGGACTACCATCATCAATAACACGGATTGGATAAACTTCATTTTTCTCTCCTGTAATTAATTCTCCTTTGAAGAACCATTGCTCTGGGAAAGCTAATTCGAAAGTTGTACGACCTTCTCCAATATTGAAATCTCCGGCAGTTACCGTAGCTCCTTTGTAACGCGCCTCGTATAAAGGAATGTTACGTCTTGAACTTCCGATAAGTTCCCAATAGAACTCTCTATCGTCCTCTACATATTTTGTTTCAAATTGACTAAGCATATTTTCAAGAGATTTACCTCTGTGGATTGCTAGTAATTTGATCATTGTGTCGTTAATCTTTTGTGGGTTCATCTTCCAAATAGCACCTAAAGTGTTTTCTGGATTAATCATTCCTGCAAAAGCCTTAGCGTCTGTTACCTGAAATTTACCTAATTGCATGTGTATTTAATTTAAAAGTGTTATTGTTATTCGAAATTGACTCCTTCAAGATCTTTTAGAGTAAAAGTACTCATGTCATCTTTAGAGTCTGTAATTATTTTTCCATCTCCTGTGAAATTAGCTCCTCTTAATAGAGATTCAATTTCTTTAGAAATACTTGTTTCTTTTGCATTACCAAAAACTGAGAAATCCTTTAGTCCTTTCGTTAGGTAGAACAAAGCTTCTAGTTTCATTCTGGATCCAAGCGGATCAGCTTTTTGAGCTTGAACGAATGCATTTTCTTTGTTTCCTAAATCTGTAGTGATTTGATCGTAAAGTTCTTGTTTTTGAGCAATTGTTAATTTAACGCCAGGTATAATTTCATCTTCCTTGTCAACGTATGTTTTGATATTACTCAAAGCACTAGTTTCTTCTTCTTTTTTAGAAGATATAAGTGAATTCAATTTTCCTTCCTCTGACTTTACAATTTCTTTTAAAGCAGTAAGTGCGTCTTCTACATCATCTCCTGAATCAATGCTTCTTTGAGCCATTGCAAGCGCCTTATCTTTAGCGAAACCTTTGTTAATGAAATCTTGAGCAATTACGTTCATTCTGAATTCTTCATTTCCTTCTCCGGAAACATACTCATCAGTAATTGCTTTAAGTTTGCTAATTGATTCCAATTGTTTAGAAGCCTCTTCTGCAGGTATTCCCGCTTTAACGGCTTCTTCAATAGTTTTGTTCCTTGCAGAAAGTCTTGATTCAACTTCTTTGGCAATTGCATTATTAATATCATCAATAGATGATATTTTGTCTTTGTCTAAATCAAGATTTGATAAGATTCCTTTAGCTTTGAATTCGGCAGCTAAAGAAGAATATAACTTTTCAGTATCATTCGGTGTTGGAGAGGAAGAATCAGTGCCTTCCTTCTTGGCTTCTGGAGCCTTACCATCTTGATTAGTTTTATCTTCTTCCTTTTTAGCTACGCTCTCTGGAGTTGTAACAGTCTCTGTTACTTTTTTCTCCTCACTATTAGGTGTTGGTATTACAATGTCTTTTGCAGGTTCACCTGCTTTTCCTTCTTTCTTTGTTGCAAATACGTCAAACACGTCATCTGAACTTGAGTCAAAGGTTAAGTCGTTTAAATTTAATTCTTCCATAATTCTTTTTGTTTAATTCTCCGTTGACAAATTTACATTCCTAAAGCAAATTATCTTCGTAGTAATTTATTGCTATTTAAACAAAGTGAATGTCTTACTAAATCCTACGTATACATTTTTATTTAAGTCAATTGACGCTGTATAAATGTTTCCTGACTTAGTTTGGATCCCAGTTTTTATTAAAGGATTAAATTCAAAGTTTCTATATCCTACCTCCGCTCCAAGTATTACTGAAAGTCTAGGTCTTTGAGTAATAACTCTTTCCTTTACTTTTTGTTTTTTTATTGTAATATCTGCGCTTGTAGCTATTAAAAATCCTTGAACCTTGTTATTTACGTCAACTTTAACTGTATCATTATCAATTACCGTTGTCTTATAATCCCTTATGGTTATAGATTCTATTAAGATATCTTTTTTTTTAACAGTATCCTTTTCTTGAATATAATCATTGTATTTATCTTTATTAACCACCACAGTTCCGTCTTTAACAACAATGGTCTTTAATTTTATTTTTTCAATGAATACTGTGTCCGTCACTTTGGTATATTCTGGCTGAATCACCGTGACAATCTTTTCTTCCGGACCTGAACAGGTTCCAAGAATTAAGATTATAGCTATAAGTGCTACTATAAATACATTCTTCATAGTAGCCAATTCTTTTAATTTATCCATAAATCTTTTTATATAACTCTTTAGTGTAAACAGAATAAACTGTTTTTCCTTCAACTTTTCGCGCTATAAGAATTTGCTTTCTGTTTTCTTCAGAATAACTTACATGAACCCACGCAGGGCTCGTTCCTTCATCTCCTTCAAACTCTGCAATCAGTTGATCAAACTTAAGATTGTCTTTAATAAAATTAAACACTTCGTTGTTTGTAATGCCATTGTCAATTAGATCTGCATCTATATCCATGGCTGCTTCATTCTTGCCGCTAATTGCTCCGGCGCAATGTTGAGAAGTCTTAGATCCTCCTACTGCTTTGTTTAGTGTTAATGACCTAAAGAATGATATAATAGCGATAGGTTTACCGATACCTTCTCTTAAAGGTTCAAATACTTTTTCTGCAAGAGTTTTCATTCTTGCAATTTCTTTAGAGTTAGGAATATTTTTTATTCCAAGTTTAATCCCTGTTGCGGACTTAACGCTCTCTTCATAACTAATGTGTTTTGAAATTCTTTCCATTTTATTTTTTTTTATTGAATATGTCTTGAATTGATTTAGGTAGAAATTGCATCATTCTTTTTAAAATGTTCCTTCCTGAAACAGCTTCCATATTTTCATAATTACTGTAAACTTCAACGATACTTGCTACCATGATTGCTAATTCAGTTAATGAGAATTGCTTACTCATTAAATCAATTGGCTCCATTTTAAATATCATGCTTTCGAATACTGAACATACGATAATACCTATTCCATATTCGTAGGTTTTTTTCCAGGTCTCTCTGATCCCGTAACTTTTAACTCCTTTCCAGAATCTTTTTTGCCAAACATAGGCTGTAATTCCTTTTAAGAAAAAATCTTTTCTTATTCCTGATAATAAATCAAGAAGGATTAATAACGCCAATCCTATGATAGCGCTTTGTGAATTTAACATAACTGTAAGTATTGGAGTTAATACTAGTAAAATCTTTTTTACAATTGTTAGTTCACTGAAAAATAAAATTAATGATTTCATGTTGTTTCTCTTTATTTTTGGAACGTGGTGGTGCAAAAGTACTTCTTCACACCACCAAATTACATTGATTGTTTATGGCTCTTAAGTTATTTTTAAATTTTTTCTAATCCTAATTTTAATAAAACCATATCTTCAATTTCTTCATTAGTAGTTATTCCTTTATTCCATTCATTCTCGCTTAATGTTAAATTTCCATTTGCTAAAACACTACCTTGTTCACAAAGAACTTCATAATATATACTAACGTCTATCGCGTTAGTATCAAAAGCCAATACTCTTACTAATAAATTCACTCCGTCTTTTGCTGGCAAACCTAGTCTTACTTTTTTAATCTCTATCATAATTGTTTATTTAATTTATTAATTTAATTTTTAATGTGATACCCAAGCAGTTCCATTATAAAACACAGGGCATTTTACAGATCCTCCACCCGTTAAAGCTCCTAGGTATGTTGGAGTTACTGCATCTGTAACGTAAGCTATATCTCCTTCAACTCCTACAGGCAGCGTTGCTACTGTATATGATTTTAAAGTAGCAGTAGAACCTAAAGTTAATTTTCCTTGAAGTCTAGTAGATCCATTTACGTCTAACTTGTATCCTGAATTTACTAAATTAACACCTATACCTACGTTTCCTTCTAGTCCCCAAAAACTTCCAGTATTTTGCGCTTTTATTTCTCCATTACCATTTGCTATTATTATGTTAGACGATAGTGACGAAGAAAGACCTGCGATATTAGCTCCTATAATTGTGTTATGGCTTCCGGTAGTTATACCTAAACCAGTTGCATTTCCTATTACCGTATTATATGACCCTGTAGTGTTAGTATAAAGTGTCGTACTACCAATAGTAGTATTTCCGTCACCTGTAGTATTATCTCTCAATCCCCATAATCCTAAAATTGTATTATTTACACCTGTAGTATTATTCAGAAGAGATTGCCAACCTATAGCGGTATTATTTTCGCCAGTAGTATTTTCATGTAACGCACTTTCACCTACAGAAACATTGCGGCTGCCAATAGTATTCCAATAAAGAGCTTGATAACCTATAGCGGTGTTGTTTCCACCTGTTGAATTATATAACATAGCTTCGCTGCCGATAGCGGTATTTAGTCCGCCTATACTATTTGTTGCTAAGGCGCTTCTGCCTATAGCTGTGTTACCTGCACCTGTTGAGTTATTATCAAGAGAAGATCTACCTACTGCAGTATTAAATTGATTTCCTCCACCTCCTCTACTAATATTAATTTCATTAATTGCCCCTAATATAGCTACATCACTATTAAAAGACCAACTAGTTCCGTTATGTTGAGCTTTTATATTACCACCACCATTAGCAATAATTATATTATTTTCTAATGTTGGAGACAGTCCAGAAACGTTTGCTCCTAAAACAGTATTTCCGCCTCCTGTAGTTATTCCTAATCCACTACTATTTCCTATTGCTATATTATTGTTTCCTGTTGTTAAGTCGTTTAAAGCGCTGCTACCAATCGCCGTATTGAATAATCCTGTTGTATTATTAAATAAAGATCTATATCCGTAAGCACTATTTAAACTAGCTGAAGTATTGTTCCATAAAGATTGAAATCCATAAGCTGAGTTGTTACTTCCAGATGTATTACTTCTTAGAGCTTCAAACCCCATTGCGCTATTAAAGTTTCCATTTGTGTTTGAATATATAGTTCTATATCCATAAGCCATATTTCCTTCTCCGCTAATATTATAAAATAAAGATTGATATCCTGTAGCACTATTTACTGACCCAGATATATTACTACCTAATGCGCTATTACCAAATGCTGTGTTATCTCCTCCAGATTCATTATACTCTAATGCATTATTACCTACACCAGTATTTGAGTTTCCATTTATATTTGTTCTTAATGCATTATTACCTATAGCCGTATTGTATGATCCAGAAACGTTATTTCTTAATGTAACTTGACCTATTGCAGTATTAAAATTACCATTGTTGTTTCCTTCTAATGAATAAGCCCCTATAGATACGTTAAAACTACCTGTTAAATTTGACTTAAGAGTTCTATAGCCTAAAGCAGTATTTGAAATTCCTGAAATATTATTTATTAAAGATTCTAATCCAACTGTTACTCCGCTACTATCCGTAGATGATCCTTTGCTTATGAATATTTCGTTTAAACTTCCATTAAACTTAGAGTTTCCATTTACTTGTAGTTTATTTCCATCATCTACTGTTGTATTTATTAAAACATTTCCTGTATTTCTTTTTATTTGAAAGTTAGTACTTAATGTATTAAAATTAAAAATACTAAAATTTCTTAATCCGTCAGGTCCTGAATTTTCACCTAAAACCCAGTCAGAAGCACCTCCATATTTTATGTAGAATAAACCTCCACTAGGTTCGTCGATGTTTACTCTATTTGCTGTTAATTCTCCAGATATATTTATATCTAAACCTATTTGAGACATAGAACTATTAGTTATAGAACTATTACTATCAAACATTGGTATAGAATTAATAGCTCCAAAACCTGTTACAGGATTGACTATTAAATTTTGTTTTAATGCTAATCCATCAGTTACGGCTTTTACGCTTGGGTATCCAATATCATCTATAACGGATAAACTTATTTTTTTATTTTCTACATTTTCTGGAGTATATCCTAAAGCTGCAATTATATTAGATAGAGTTAAAGCTATAGCTCCATTTCCAATAACATTTCCAAACTTGTCTACTGGAACAAACAACGCGTTTCCTGCCGCTATTTCTGCTTGTAAATCTGTTGTTCCTCTTTTAACAATTAAGTAACTTCTAAATATAGCATTGTCAGCTATGTTTTGTTCTGTTACAAAAGGATCAGTAGGCAAAGCAGCCAAAGCTTCATTGTAACTATTATATAATGTTTGTCCATATTGTATTCTACATAGTCCGGATTGAAATAAATTCAAATGAGGTATAGTCCATTTGTTTCCCGAAGGTACGGCAGTAAGAACTCCGTTTAAATCATAATTATTTGGATCTATATTTTGAGTGTCTGCGTACTGAAATCCTCCTCTTAATCTATAAGCAAAAGTTAATTCCGTTTGAGATGGTATAGATAATTCATGCGGATTTAAATAATTGTTTGGATTTATACCCAATCCAAATATTTTACCAACAGACTTGTTTAATCTCAAGTTAGCACCATTTGGACCATACACATTTCCCTCCTCATTAAGAGGCCCTATCGCTTTCATGAAATCATGGAGTTGATTTATAGAAGCAACTATTGGCGCTTTTATTTCATTTGTGACATTTATATTTACATTATTTGAATGTATTACTGCTCCAATTGTAGCTAATGTTCTTCTATCTGAGTTAAGGAAAGGAGACGAGCTTTGAATTATAGTTTGACTAGAATTAAGTGCTATGTATGAAGCTGTATTTACTCCTAAATAATTTGGAGTTATACCTGTAGCTCCAGCATAATTAATTATTTGAACAGCTGTGTTTGCTAAATCAGTAAAATCAGTAACTACGTATATTCCAGGAGCTATGTCAAACTTAGTATTGTCTAATGCATTTATTGATAATTGAAGTCCTGTTATAAATCCAGTAGGAAGATTTAACTTTTTTTGCAATCCATCAAATACTGAATTTTGAGAAGGAGATTTATCTGTTATTCCGTTTGTTATAAAGTCATCTACTACTGATAGTCTTGAAGCTTGCGTAAAATCAGATATAGTTGATGCTAATTGAAATCCTGTATGATTAGTTCTTGATCTATTGTCTGTATCTCTATCGTCTAGTTGACTAGGAGTTTCAAATTGTAATGGATTAGAACTGTCATATTTTGAATCCCATTTAGAGTAATTAGCAAGAGTTAACGCAGTAACGAACTTATCGTTGTTTAAACCTAAGTCTACTTCATTTTGACTAGATTGATAAGGAGATTCTACGTAAGACCAACTTATACCGTTTGAATAGTAAATTCCTTTTGGATAATACGTTCCACCCATAGATCCAGGTAGCCATTGAGTTCCTTGAGATTCATTTACATAATAAAAGTCACTTAAAACTGTTGTTGGATCCGGTAATGCTGCATAGTTAGAGACTACTATTATCAAATCATCAGCTCTTATGTTGTCTATCGCTTCATCAAGTTCCTCTCTAGTTATTACATCTTTCTCTCCTTCAACTAATTTAAAAGGAATGTCTCCTTCTATGTAAATATACATTTCTTTTGTGTCTGAACATAAGTAAACGCTACCTTCTTTTAAGAAAGAAGGTAGGTCTGATTTTAGTCCATAAAATTGATTTTGAGTTAATTTCATTATTTTTTACTTGTTGGTTTATTTGCTTGTTTCTTTTTCACTTCCAACTCTTTAGCTTTATGGGCCATATTGTCTTTGTGCTTTATCATGTCGTTATTCATCTGTCCATGTTTTAAATGCATTTCTTCTTGAAACTTATCGTATTCAATGTCATCATTTTCATCATCTTCAGTTTTTATTAAGTCTTGACCTGATTGTTCAATCTTTAATCTTTCAGTTTCAGCTTCAAGTTCTGCTATGTATCTTTTAGTTTCATCAGTTCTATTAAATTGATCAACATCTAATTGATTTTTAATTTCTGCTAATTGCTCATTAGATTGAATTTGCATCTCTTGCATTTTACGAGCCTCTTCAGATTGTTTTTGCATTGATTCGTTTTTATCGTTCTCAGCTTTTTCAATCATTCTCTGAACTTCTCTTATTGATGGAGAGTTATAAATTTTCATTGCTGTTGAGAAAGATAACATTTGATTTTGCAATCCCATTTGAACCATTCCGTCAAGTTTTTGCTGCATCTCGTTAATAGCATCTTCATTAGAAACTTGCAATCCGTATTCTTCTTCAGCGAACTCATCTCCGTCTATTTCCATAAGCTTTCTTGTCATATCGTCAGCAATATATGCAAACTTGACTTGGTTACCTTTTGATGCAATCTTAATTGTCTCTAGAAGTATTTGGAAACATCTTTTCTTGCAATAATCGTGAAGTGTAAATAGTTCTTCTGTAATGTGATTGGACTGAGATACAGATCTTTCAACGCCTCCTACAGTTTCTCTATTGTCTACCTGTCCCATACGCTGTCTAGATACTCCAATTATCTCGTCCATTTGTGCTTTAGCAAACTCCATCATTTGAATGTGAGTTTGAATAAAGTCTCCAACTTTCTGCTCAAGAACTCTTCCGGTTGTGTTTCCTACGGCGCCTGCTAATTTTCCCTTAGCCATACCTCTATTACCTTCTTTGAAACTATCTACTACAGCAATACCTGACTTACGCGCGAAGTACAGCCATTTAGTTACGTTCCATCCTTCTGGGATCTTAGCTAAATCTAATTCAACAATAGATCCTAGATATTTAGATAAAGCTTCGTTTACTCTATACCAAGAAATATCATATAGGTATTGAAATGGTTTAGATCTCTCTACCAAAGAAACAGCTCCTTGTTCATTCGTGTTGTAAACTTGTCCAACAATTCCTGATGAGTTGTAAGATGGCTGATTGATTTTATTGTACTGAATCTCTTTAGGTTTGATTTGTAGATAAATATTCTTACCTACTTTAACACCTTTCCACCATTCATTGACCCAGAATTTTTCAGCAGTCTCTCCTCTTTCTTTGTCAAGAATATAGTCTGGACTTCTGAATTTAACTTGTTCTTTTCCGAATTCATCAAAGAAAGTTACTTTAAGTATTTCTTTCTTAGACTTCCAGAACATTCTTAAAACTCTAATATTTCCGTGTCCGTCTGTGTATGTGTTTTTTGATGTGTTTGACCAAACACCACTCATGTCAAGAAAAGAATTGATGCTTTCTCTCTGCATTACTTCGTAATTTTGCATATCATCGAATGCGTAAGATTCTCCGTCTGAATCCTTTCCAGTTCCTCCTGTGCTTTCTTCATCAAGTAAATCAATCTCTTTTGATTTTAAATCTTCATAGAAATGATCTTGAACTTTACCCGGGCTCCAGTAGTCGTCAATTACAATTATATCTGCATCTTCAATTTTGTTTGAAGTTCCTGATCTTAATGTATGTACATTTAGTGGATTTAACTTTTCAAAAGTTACTTGGCCATTTACTATGTCTGTCATGTAGATTTCTTCTCCCATGATAAGAGCATCTTTAAATCCTTGTTGAAATTTCACTTTCATGTCAAGAGATTCTATGTGATATCTCATGTACATATTAGCTCTTTTCTCTCTAATATCTTGATAGTCGTAGTTTATATAATCACTAAAAGCTTTCATGTCTTTTTCTAGCTCTTCTTCAGGTCTAGTTGATTCCAAGTATTCATTTAGTTTTTCTTGAACAAGTTTCATCTTGTCTTTTGAAATCATAGATATAGTGTCTGGATTAGTTAAATTAACTGACCAGTCAAACTTACGTCTTTTCTCTTCTCCGATAAGAACATTTATTCTTGGAGTAACGATAGGGTAATGTTGAATCTTTTCAGGAACAAACATTTTTTCTATATCTCCAGGATTAAGTATCAATTTCATATCGGCCGGATCTAAAATCCCATTATAGAGATTTAGATTTATTCGCTTACTTTTTAACCTTGCTCTTATTCGTCCACTATTAATGAAACTATTATTGTCTGCAAAGTCTAAGTTAGCTTTTCTCCATTTTTTATCCTTCTTATTGAACGGAAGTTTTTGTTTAGGGAAATTACTTAATGACATATTTTTTTGTTTTAATTTACGAATTTATACTTTTATACCTATTTAGTTAATAGAAGCTTATGGCTTTTTTAAAGCCATGGCATTTTTTGATCTCCCATTGTGCCTAATGCTTTAGACCAGTTAGAATCTAAAAATTCATCACCTGTCATTGAGTTGATATTAATGTTAGATTTTTCTTCATATTTATCTACCATCTTAGCTCTGTCTTCTCTCAATATCATTACCATGTCCATTGCTGAAACTCTATCCGCATTTATGTCTGCATTCCAAGCTATACACTCTTTTATATATCCAATACTCCTGATTCTTCTTAAGTTTTGTATAAACGTAGTTTGCATATCTCCATTCTCTTCGTCATAAATCTCGACTTCATATTGGGACATCATCCATTGACGTTGAAGCGTTTTACCTAGTTTTATAACTTCTTTAGTAGTTCTAGTTCCTTTTGCTCTGTTTCCATGCAAAACAGTCTTAGCTATATACATGTCTCTTAAAATCTCCGGAGTATCAGAAAGCAAATGTAATGCATTATGATTAGAAAAATACGTAAAAAGTCCTTTTAAATTGCTTTCATAATTTGCTTCCGCGTTGTAGTAAGATGTAAGTCTTAAGCAAATCTCATAAAACTCTTCAGCTAATACAGGTCTAGCTGTATATTCTGCAACGATCTTATCTGTCCACATATCAAACACAAATATTGATGCTAACGATCCATTAACTGTATAGTCATTATCAATAGGGTCAATACCTGCGATATATCTTCCGGAAAATACTCTTCCATCTCTATCTTTTTGCGGCATATCAAATATTTCTACTGCTCCGTCAGATTTACCACCTTTAACCACGTATGGAAATTCACGTATTGGAGTTATACTTGGATCTGGCGCCCAAGTAACATTTCCTTTAGTATCGTAAGATAACTTACCAATCCAATGCTCATCGACAAAACGGTCTATATTAGGCATAATATCTTCTAAGTAATCTCTTAAGTCGCCTACTGGAAATGCGCTTCCCTCTGTCCTCATAATAGCTTCCTGAGGAGTAATAGGATGTTCTGCTTTCTTTTGAACAATTGCATTTGGATCAGAAGCTCCGTATTTAGTTTTAAGCCTATCTTTTACTGTTAGAATTAAAGCTCCTACTACGTCACTGTTTCCATTCTCGTCGTACTTACCTTTAAAGTTCATGTATGTTCCAAAGAAAAATGAGCATCTTCCTCTACCGCCTGTATTTTTATCGAATACGTTTGGTAGCGAGTAAATGTTATATCCATCTCCGTTATAAAAAATTTCCTCTAAACCATCAAATGCTGCTCCTTCGGTACCGCCGGTTCCGTAAGCATTCATAATTCCAAACGCGAATCCATCTTCTTCTACTGAAGGTCTAGCAATACCCCATGCAACTAAAAAGTTATCAAACTTTCCTGCTTCTTCCCATTCAATTAACGAGCCCCTTTTTCCCCTAGCTTTCTCTGGGTCATTCTTAAGAGTTACTCCCATAACTTCATTTAAAGTTCCAACGTCTGTTCCAGTCTTAGAATCTTTACGACCCATTTTCCAGTGCATATCGTTTAAAGAGTCTTTTAAAGATCTAACTCCAGGAAATCCAGTATGTATTGCGCAGAAATCTGCAATAGCTAAAAATTTATTTAATACACCATCTTTAGTTAAATACTCTTTCTCATTTGCAACTGCGTAAGATTTAATCTTATGTCTTGCTGTTTCTGATTCACCTAATATAAAGTTACGTGCCATTTTAGAACCTCCTTTAAATGAGAATCCAGAACCCCTTTTTTTCAATGTCGCAGTATGCTTGCCTGCATTACGTGCCTGTTCTAAATAATGATAGAACAAATAATCTCCGTCATATACGTTTGGAAAATCTTCAACACGTCCAGCTCTTTGAGTTCCATCTACAACTTCAACTTTTAAGATTGGAGAATAGTTAAGATAAAAGTAATAAAACCCAGGAATCCACTCTCCATCTGATGGTCTAAAATGCCCTTCTCTACATCTTCTTGCTTCTTCTTTCCAGAATTTAAAGTATTCACTATTAGGATTCCTATTTGGAAATAGTCTAGTGTAAACTCCATGCTTTTTAAAATGAATTGCAGATTCTCTAAAGAAGTCCATGTCTTCTAATATGTGAGGATTAGTTATATCTACTACTATTTTTCCGTTAGGATCTAGATTTCTAATCTTAGCTCCTGGTATTACAGCGAAAGTTGGCAATGCCGGGTTATCCCATCTTTCTAGATCTCTTGCGTATAATCTAGTTGGAGAAGATAAATTTTGTAGAAACATAATAGAATCAAGCATTTCAAATAGATCCGCTTCCTCTTCTTTGTTCATGTGTGACATCAGTTCTGCTGTTAAGTCAGTCTGTATCTTATTGAATTTTCTATAGTTATCCATTAAATTCCTTCGTTATCAAAAACCCCTCCATTCTTGGATCCTTGTGATTTAAGTTCTTTTTCTTTAACAATTTCTTGTTCAATCTCATTTAAAGCCTTAACTAGTTTTGGAATTTTTTCCACTGAAGCTACGATCTTTCCAATATCAAACATTGGTTTGTTATTTTTATCTCTTTCATTTACATCAATGTCATCTAAGAATTTAGATATCTTTTCAATTACTCCACGAGTACTCTTAAGCATTTGAGTTGACGTTGTTGTTGAAGCCTCTACGTAAAACTCCATAGCCTCGTCAATATACTGTGGCCTAATCCAATTAGGATCCATCATTAAATCCCTTAAAACAAATTCATGTCTCTCTTCTAAATCTAATACGTACATGTAATCAGACCTGTCATCAGACATAAAATATATATATGAAAGTTCTTGTATTGCTTTCTCCTTATCTTTAGACTTATCGTTAAGCCAAATTTCTTTAAATGGCCTTAACATTAATGCTTGTGGTGAGAATGTCACCACAAAATTCTTTACTTCAAAAATATTCATCTTTCTCTCTTTAAAATGTTTTGACAAATATACACAAAAAAAGGGACTTTTTCAAGTCCCTTTATTTACACAATTTCTTTAGCAGCTCTTGGCTTCCTTACTCTTTTTTTTCTTGCTACAGTTTTGGCTTCAGCAACAATTTCTTTTGGGTTTATTTTTTCTTCTAATTCTTGTGTTTTCCTTTCTAGTCTGTCAATTGACTTGTTGATTAACCATGTACTAATAATTACTATTAATACAAATAGTGCGTCAAATATTGCTGCTATTAATTCCATATTTATTTATTTTTTTTTACTTCTTCTTTTGATTCAATTACAATTTCTTTCAGTACGTCATTACTGATTACAGCTAACGCTGATTGAAATTTAACTCCTTCTGCAATTGCTCCTCTAACCTCGATTGACTGAACTTTATTTAGTTCTAATGCAATCATAATTTTTGCCAATGATTCTAATAAATTTTCTTTCATAATACTATTTTTCAAAATTAGTGTTTTTTAATCCTTTTGTGTCTGTAATGTATTCAATTTCTCTCTCTGAGATCTTAATGTATTCGTGTCCGTTAATTTCAACAATTGGTACAAGATATTCAAATTCTTTTCTTACTACTGAAGATAAATTTCCTTCTACTTTTCTTTTAAAAATTTCGTAGTTAATTTTAACTTCCATTCCTACAGCAATTTCTTGAACCTGACGTCCAATTGCCATTACCTTCTGGACAGACTGGTAGTCAATTGACGAGTCTGTTTCTTTCTCGGTGCCGAATGATGCTTGAGGTAACCATAGTCCTGAATCTGTTTTTGTTTTATTTCTTCTTGCAGATATAAAAACTTGATTAAACATAGGTCTTGTTGTTTCCGGAATAGGGAAGTCTTTGATAGAATCTTCATAAAGAAGTTCTTTGACTTCAGCTTCTGCTTTTGATGTTTCTGTTGCGTCTGAAATTTTAGTATCAAGGCCTCTGTTAGTTTTATCTCTTTCCCCAAAGTATCCTTTGATATCTCTTTGTAATTCATCTTCTGCTTTTTGGTGCTTAACATCGTCATTTACTTTTGCTGTTTTAATCCAAACTTTTTCTTCTTCCATATTTATTTTATTTTGTTTATTTTTTTATAGGCGTAATATACGGCGCAAAATTTTCCTATGCAAGGAATATTAAAATTAGTTTTTAGATTTGAAAACTCTTCTTTTGAGAATTCTTTTTCTGTGAAATTTATCTCTGAAATTTTCTCCCTCATGAATCCATACATACTGTCTATAACTTCTTTAGCTTCTTCAATACTTATCTTGTGTTTTGCTGCTATTTTTTCAAGCTCTATTTTTTCAGTTTTATTTACTATCATCTATTTCAAAGTTAAATACCAATTTAAAGTTGTCTGATCCTGGTAAGAAGTGTGGTACTAAAACTTCTGTAATCTTGTTATCTCTTGATATAACACCTTTATTTCTTAATGCAGTAAGTAAATTATTAAATACATAAGTACTTTTAATATTTAGATCCAGCATTATGCTTTTTCTTACGTCTGGAGAGAATAACAATTTATCTATCAAAGATTTATTCAATACCTCTTCAGACAATCTATGCCTGTAATAAAGAAACACACTTAATGCTTCAATTTCTTTTTGCCTTAAATTATGATAAGGTTTTAAGAATGTCAACCAATAAGTGAATAATTGCTTCACATTGACGTTTATTCTTTTGATATTTATGTTATCCATTTCTCTTATTTTTTTTCTAAGAAAGGACTGCCGTATTTAGCTTCGTAAAAATCCTCCCACTCTGTTATGTTTGCGCTCTCTACTGATGTGTTTCCACAAGGTATGCAATATACCACGCTCTTTTCTTTTCCTGTAGTAAGATCTAATTTTCCTTCAAACTTTACTTCCTTTAGATGAAGTGATAGACATGTTTTACAATATTCTACCGGGACGTTGTTGTAATCTGATTTCCTTGTTACCATTTTTTGTTTTGTTTTTAAGTCTTGAATTATCTCTGTTGAGTAATAAGGAAATGGACACAATAAATTATAATCCTCTCTCTTTTTTATTTCTGCTGCTAAATTAATATCTTTTTTATTCATTTCCTATTGTTTTTTAATCTTTTTACCAATTTCCTTCTGGACATGAAGTATTTATAGCTCTTACCTTTGCCGCCAATACGCATCCGCATGTTGAACAAATCAATCCATCCTTATTTGATGGACATACATTACATACTTTTTTTCTTGTTGCAAATAAAACTTCTTCTTCTTCTGTCGTTAAATTAAGCTTACTTCTTAAAATATTTTTAAATCCGTCTGTAATTTCTTCTATTTTACTCATAACTATTTACTGTAATTAGTTCAATTAATATTCCACTGTCTTTTATTATGAAAATTACTCCAGACATCACTCTAAATCTTACTGCAGACTTTGTTTTTTCTAACAACTCAATCAATAACTCTTGAATATCGTAGGTAGAGAATAAAGTAATTGATCTATCACCGGCATCACGCGCTAATTTTATAATTTTTCTAAGCTGATCTTTATAAGAATCACTTGGCAATATTACTACTTTCATTTTATTTTTGTTTTATTACTCCTGCAATCATGTCTTGAATTTTGTCTACTTCTTTTTGAAGCTCTTCAATTGATATATGTCCTTTATCTACTCCGTAGTTTATTCTGTTGAGTAAGATTCTTCTTTCTTCAGCTCCCATAGAACTAACTCTTAATCTTACTAATGCATAATGTTTTATTAATAACTCTTTATCCATAGATAGTATTCTATTTTGAGTAGGAGTAAATACATTAGTTTTTCTTTTTATTATCTCTGCTCTTTTCTTTAAAAATGCCATAGCTTATTGTTTTGTTTTGTCAAAGATAAGAAACTATTTTAAACGACAAAGCCTTTATCGTTAAATAAAGGCTTTTATTTTTAAAATAATGATATTCTTGCTCCAATGATATCGCAATATGTTTTCATTGTTTTTAATTGCATTAATAATAGCCTTTGATTCATCTCACTTAAACTATTAAATATGTCGTTATAATTTACAAAGTGTTCTAGATCAGCTATTCTTAATTCTAATTCTTTTTTTTCATCAACAACTCTTTGTTGATGAGGAAGATAATTCTCTCTTTCTTTCATTTTATTTAAATATTAAGTTATTTATTATGCATCCTATGATAAATCCTATTATTAATCCAAATGCAGTTATTTTTATTAATCTAAATACCATTTTTAATTTAATTTTTAAATTACTCCTCTAGATTCCAACCACTCTTCTACTTTAACCCAATCAACGAAATGTTTGTTTGATACGTTTCTATCGTACTTTATTGGACATCCTAACGCACTATCGTCAATCATTAACTCAGCATAACTCTTAGGAGAATCTGTCCAAGTTTTCTGATCAGGATTAAATTGTATTCCATGCAGCGGAATATTATTTTTTTTAAACCAATTAATAGCATCAGTTAAATATTGCCCTGGTACAGCAATTATATCCGGGTCACCAGTAGACATTTTTCCTTTCTTATCAGATCTCATTGTAAAAAGTATAAGTTTATGTCCATTAGCTATTAATCTTTTTAATACAAATTGAGCACCTATATCTTTACCTACTTTAGGAAATTCATGAGTAACTACTGTTCCGTCAAAATCTATGTTTATTGTCATAATTATTTTACTATGTATATATTAGTTGGTCTTTTGTACTCTTTAACCTCTCCTTCATGTAGAATGTAATCATCAGTGTAGTCTACATTAGGTTCATTTTCGCATTTACACGCATAATGTATCTGGCATCCTGCTATTAATACATGATTTTCATCAGTACCTACTCTTGCGTACCAATTTGAACTTCTTGCGTTTGTCTTTACTCCTAGAACTTTATCGTCTACGATTCTAACTTCTCCCCATGCCGATTTATATTGCTTTCCGTCCGGAGCATAAAACCAAGCGTCTGTTGTTATTAGATATTTTCCTGTCATATTTATTTCCTTTTTATTCCGTTTATGAATTTTTGTAATACTAATTCTATAAAGATTGTTGATGATTCGTGAGCATTGCCTTCGAATTTTAATACTTCTCCATCTATAATGAATTTACCTACTTCTTTTCCATCGCTATTGTGAAATGAAATTGTTGTTGGCTTAAGGCTTGAATCTTTTAATACTAATTTATCTTTCATGTTCTTTTTATTTAAGCTACAAAGCTAAACTAAAATAGCTTATAAACAAAAAAATCCTTAGAATATATTTCTAAGGATTCAAACTACTTCTAGTTTTATCTGATTTAAGCGGAAGAAGTGAGACTCGAACTCACACGGGTATTACCCCCAACTGTTTTCAAGACAGTGACCCTTAGCCCAACTTGGTTTACCCTTCCAGAGGTAGAGGGCCTTGCAATTGATAGAATCACTTACCCTCTTTGGGTGTTGCAGGGACTCGAACCCAATCTTCTCAGTTCACAGCCGAGCGCATTATTCCATTATGCTAACAACACAGTCTGCGGAATAGGATTTGAACCTATGACCTCGCGCGTCCAAGGCGCGCAAACAACCACCGTTATCTCCGCAGGATTAATAGAGCTTTTACGAGGACTCGAACCCCGGTAGCCTGAGTACAAATCAGGAATAATACCATTATATTATAAAAGCAATTTATTGTACTCCCCATGGAACTCGAATCCATATTACCCACCGTGAAAGGGTGGTGTCCTATTCCAAATTAGACGAGAGGAGCATTTAAAATAATTTTGTGGAAACAGAGAGACTTGAACTCCCGACACCCAGGTCTTCAACCTAGTGCTCTACCAACTGAGCTATGTATCCATTTGTACCTAAGGAGAGACTTGAACTCTCAAGGTTACTGGTTCCTAAGACCAGCGCGTCTACCAATTCCGCCACCTAGGCATTTGTTTGCTATGGCTGTACGATATTATGCTGTACATTTAACTTCCGCTATACATTCCGGCACCATTTGTTGCTCCATCAAGACTCGAACTTGAGATGCCTGCGTCAAAGGCAGTTGTGTTACCACTACACTATAGAGCTGATTGTGGGAGCAGATGGACTTGAACCACCTATCTATGCGGATTACCAGATTTACAGTCTGGCGCCTAACCAGTTCGGCATTACTCCCAATTTAGTTGCGGATGCGAGATTCGAACTCGAATTCAAGGTTATGAGCCTCATGTGTTGCCGTTACACTACACCGCGATATATTTTATATTATTACTTTAAAGTAAAGAAGAGGTTCCTGTCCGTTGATTTACACTGACAAGAGTAGGCTCTTTTTATATTATCTTGACTTATCAGGAATCCTTAATCATTGCAGACTAAGTAAAGCATTCTAGAATTACATCCAACTAACACCCGTTTTATCTCTCGGAGCACCGCTATCATTGCACATGTTGGTTGACTAGGAATAAGCTACTATAATAACGGGACCATTTTCAATTTAATACCGTTGCGTCCAATGCATATTCAATACCTCTTGATGTAATCTCCTTATTGAGACATTGCGACTCGGCAAAGATACAACAAGTTTTAGTAAAAACAATACGTTATTATAATAAATTTTGTATTATCTTTGTTTTAACAAAATAAATACTTATATTATGGAAAAAGAAGATTATGTAGATTTGTTTAGAATGGAGTTTTTAAAGCTAAACTTCGCGCTAGATAGTTATAAACACGGATGCAAGGCTAATTGGGCGGTAGTGAATTCAAAAGTTCATATTACTTTTACTACCGGCAATGATAAAGACTTTTTAAGATACGAATTAAGTCTAGAAGAAGCTAAAAATTTTCTAAACGACTTTAAAAGGAAGTGCATTGATATATGTGCACACATTAAAAAAGAGGCTATTTAGCCTCTTTTGTTTTAAATATCTAATTGTTTCCTTGGTCCTACTCTAGATTCTTCTAAGTTTTTAGTTAATTCATATATTTTAAACTCAGAATTTCTTACATCTAACTCTAATCTTAGTATGATAGATTCTAGCTTTTCAATTCTTATTTTAAGTTCCATTAATTCTATTGGTTCCATGTTAATTTTTTCTTTTTAAATTTCTCATCACTCTTTAATCTTCCTTTCATTGCTAATTCTTCTGTTTCTTTTAGAGTTAGAGTTATTATTGATTTTATATCTTCAAGACCCATTGTCATTCCGCTCTTTATATAGGAAGCTAAGTCTACTTTCATTAAATCTCTGTCTTCCATTTCAATTCTTTTTTAGGTCCTTTTAAGTTTCTTAACTCGTCTTTAAGTTTTTGTTCTTTAATTTTCTCTCCACTCATGTGGTCTAGTACCTTCATTAGTTCTTTAAATTGTTCTAAAGAAGTTGCTTCGAACTTGTGAAATGTACTCATTTGTTCGCTTAATCCTGGACCCATACTAAATCCTCCGTCGCTTATTTTACTCATAATGTTAGTTTTATTTTTGGTCCCTTACTCGCTTCTTCTGTGCCTACCTCCTGTTTACTACTAAAATCCATTATTTCAAACCTAAAAGATTCAGTTGGTGTTTTTGGGTAAGTCTCAATTGTATCATTCCATATTTCATGCCATTTTGAATTTACTTTTGGGTCAGAATCAAACAGATCTTGAATGGCTTTTTTTAGTTTCTCTTTGGTAAGACCTGGATATATTACTTTTTTCTTTCTTTTAGGCATTATCTCTGGAATCATATTCATTACGTATGCCTTGCTTTTATCACGTCTCTTCATCGCTATATTATTAGTTTCTTCTTTGCTTGTTTTACCGGAGGTAGGACTTGATCCTTCAGCACACAATTGATCAATCCCAAAGCTTTTGCAACTTCTTTATTTATATTGCAAACTCCCCTTTCAATTAAAAACTCTTTAACTAAATTGGCTCTAGCTTGTAAGTCAAGCATTTCAAATGGAACAATAGGTTTAGGAAAAAATGATCCTGAACTTTTACCAAATGATTGATTACCAAATTGAGATACGCCTAAAGGCACTTGTTGTGAATTATTTCCTCCAAATGTAGTTGAGTTTACTCCTAACCAAGTAGTTTTGTTAGGTGTATTTATAACTGAAGATCCTTGTTGGATTCTTCTTGACTTCTTGTCTGTAAGTGTATTGATCTCTTGAGATCCGAATGCTTTTGCAAATTGCTCTTGTATAGTCATGTCTTATATTTTTGCGCAAGATAAGAATTAGTTTTGAGATAGAGATAGTTAGAGTAAAATTTTTTTTTAAAATTTTTGTCATGGACTGGATAAACCACACTTCACCCCCTACTCTTTTTATGTTTTGGGATATAGGGTACTCTTATATCTATAAACGTCTAATTTAATACTTACTCATTATGGCTTTAGCATCATTTCATTCAATTCGCGGAGAAAAAAAAACATCTGCATTGTTATTAGTTAAAAAAAACGCATTATCATTTTCAAGTGACCCTGTATACGTGCCTTTGGCGGGAGCAGCTCATTTTGCTGGCAAAGCATTAACTGATAAAGATAAAGGATTCTCATTTGAGATACCTGACGGTTACACATTGGAAGATATTGTTGATAGTGTTACTGGAGAAATCCGTACTGCTAAAGACGGTAGTCCATTAAAACAACTAGTTTACTAGTTGGGCCTTTAAGGCTTGCGCCTAACTTACATCATCAGATAACTCTGACATAACCCACACTCATTAACAACTCTCAATCAAATCCCTTGCACCTTCTATGGTAAAAGTCAACGGAGTGATTGAGAGAGATGAGTTAACATTAAACCTCAATCATTAGATACAATGAAATACTTTATTACTCAAGATGCTTTAGAGATAGACTCAGAAGAAGCAGCAATCCAAATGGCTAGTTATAGAAACTAGTATTCACAAACTCTTAATTCTCAACCACATGAATTTACCAAACAAAAGATTATTAGCGCATAATATATTCGCAATGATTAAACTTGCAGCATTAATATTCCTAGCATTAATAGGATTTATATTAATGGTATCAGAACCAATTGATACAAACGAATCTATATACACTCTTCTACTGTCTAAGATAGTTGGAGTTGGTGCTTTATATATTTCATATCACATATTTAATGGTTCATTGAATAAACTTAATGAATAGAACTACAATCAAAGGTGTTCAGGCCTTAATTTAAGTTCAGGTATATCCTGATAAATCTTATGATAAGAATGCGCGAGCATGTCTGATTGTTTTAAAGACCTAATGCAGTTAAAATACTGCATATCAACACAATTCGTGGTTGAATTAGATTAGTACACATCATTTAAGAACTCCCAGTCGACAAGTTAATAACTCTCTGCTGTTTTATTATTAAATGATGTTGTATTGATTAAAGTAAGTTATTGTTATGCTTTGCATAGACCCAAACCCACCTTTAATCACAATTCTCACCACTTAAAATTAACCTCACATTAATAACATCGCTATTATGAATGCATTTCAAATATTAGACAAAGATAATAATCCAATTAGTATTGGAGAACTTGACAGACAAGTTTGTGAACTTACAGGTAATGAAATTGATAAAAAACATTACTGTAGATTAGGAAACATTAAAGACCATAAATCAGAAATGAAATATGTATTTAACACATCTAATTGGTATGACACAATAGGTTGGATGATAGCTTCTGAAAATAAATCTTTCCAAGACATACTTGATTACTATGCAGATGTAATGAAAGAGTATATTGGAAAAGTAAATGAAGACGGAACAATCATTACTCTTGAATATATATATCCTTATCACACATTAGTTTTAAATACTTGGATAAACAAAGGATATAAAGCAAAACAAGTAATTAACTAACAATATTAGTCTTCCCGACTATAAGAGACAAAGGATGTAATACCTATTTTTAGGTTCTTGTTTTGAAGCATTACATCCTGGACTCTCTTCGTAATTAAACAATCGCGTTGTATTATCTGCAGAATAATATAAATCAAGCTTAGTCATAATCCATGATGACAAAAGTGGAGATATACACCATGGGTTCTTCAGTGTGGAACGAAACACTCAGTCCGGGTAGACCATTGCTGGACAAAACGAGCACTCACTTGTATTGATGTTGACTTGGAAGTTTCAATATGAAATTCACATGGTGTTGGAAATACACTAAATCATAAGCACGTAGAGAATATTGCTTATGGTTACTAACAACTTGATTTGACATCGTTCAATGAAAAGTAATGCTTGTAAAGTCAAGTGAATTAAGGTAAATTACAACATCCCTTAAAAAAACAAATGAATCAACGTAGAGGATTAGATGTTGATCAATCTATAATATCCTTGCATGAAACAGGTTCATTAGATCTTAGTGTTGTTGAGTTCGCGAAGCAGTACTGTGATTTATAAAATTTGGCTCGATGTGAAATACATCGAGCCATTATTAAAACAAATCTAAATAAATCAAGAAGTAAAAATGAAAGAAAGCACAAAATTACTAGTAATTGTAATAATGTCTCTTATATGGGCATTAGCAACATTGTTCGCAACTGCAAACAATTCATTAAAAACAGAAGATCCAATAGAACTATATATGGTATTAGCTCCATTCTTAGCATTCTTTGGCTCATTATTAATCTATCACTCTAAATACAAGAGTGAACAAATTAAAGAGTAATGAAAAAAATAACAGGAATATTATCAATAATCTTATTTATAATAGTAGCAATAAGCATAATAATTGTATCTTCAATTGCAATATGGATTGAAGTAGATCCATTGATACTTGAAAAAATACAATCAACAATATTATTGTTAGCAATAATAATGATACTTTCTTTTGTTCTTAATCAAAGTGTAGAAGAATAATGCAATCTATTGGAGAAATAATAATAGACAAATGGTATAGCGGAGCCGGACAAAAAGGAGACCTGATTGTAAAAGTAACCAAAGCAAATAATAAACTTTTATTACTTTTTGAGTACATTATGAGAGGAGAATATAAAAAACTCTCCTCTGAAGGAAGTATAACTTATAAAATTGAAAATCTTCAATTATGTAGTCAACGTTATCTTGATGAGCATTTGCCAGTTGGACACGAAGATCAATTTCAAGAAATAAAAAACGAACATTCAATTAATAACACTAATAAACAAGAAAATGGCGAAAGCAAAAACAACAGCAGTGAAGTACTCAGTACTAATAGCAATGGATCAAAACCAAAAGGACGCGGAAAAGTTGCAATATCAAGTAGAAGACAATCAGTCTCAACTGGATGCAGACCTAAAGGAAACGAAACGATCGCTAATTACTGCAGAACGCAAATTAGTTCAGTTAAAATCACAAGAACAATTGTCGTCTCAGGACATAATTAAACAAATGGATTTAATTGAAGGCCTTGAAAAAGGAATAGAAAAATTAGAAGCTCTTATTAAAGAGTTGTTCTAAAAATAAAGCTTAATAATTACAAGGCTCAAATGAAGGCATTTGTAAGTTTGTTATTCAAGAGGATGACAAGTAATTATTAAGCAATGTCCTTATAGCTCAGCGGTAGAGCACTCCGCTCATAACGGATAGGTCGGCAGTTCAAATCTGTCTAAGGACACAACAAGTTGGAATAGCTCAATTGGATAGAGCGCTTGCTTTTGGAGCGAGAGACTACAGTTCGAACCTGTAACCAGCACAACAATCAGCGTGCAACTGCAATACAAGGAAAATCTAAGTAGCCTTGCGTATGATTTAAACTGAGACATTCTGACACTTTGAGTGTCTTAGTTTTATAGTATAACTAAATTAATATATATGAGTAATCTAACAAGATTGACAAATAACGCGTATAAAATTAGAAAGCTTATGCTTGATCAAGGATTAGACGCGGTTGGCAAAGGGAAAAAACCTAATGAAATATTAGTATCATTTCTTAAAGAACACAAAATACATTATGTAAAATGGAATCCAAGATATAAAGGATTGTTTACAGCTGAATTAAGTAATGCATGCAAAGTTAATGATAACATAGAATTATTTAGAGTATGGATTAAAAAAAACAAAAAAGTATAAATAAATAAAAATCAATTAACCATGAAAAAAGCAATTAAAAGATTCTTTAGTAGAATCTACAAAGAGCTTCAAGAATTAGGAGCAAATGCAGGATATGCAATGAGATGTTAAATACAATTCATTATCCAGGCACATTATCAGAAGCTTTGGCATTTATGTCAGAACTATCTGGGCTTAGCCAATATTACAATGAAGTCTATGACACAGTAGATGAATTATACTACATGTCTTCAAGTAAAGTGAAGCCAAAAAAGACACTGAACTTCAAAACATACACAATAAAAGTGTTTGATAAAGAAGGAAAACAACATCAATTCTATTTTGACAACAAAAGATTCGACGAACATGGAATCATTGCAGATAGATTTGAAGTAAGAAAAATTAGATCATTAGCAGACTACAACATTGATTATCACTTTGTAAAAAGAATTAAAATTTTCGAAGGAAATGGATGGTACAGTTGGGGTGGTATTTATAAAATAAAAGGACAAGAGTTCTACTTTGAAATGTAAAATGGCAAAAATAACTAAATTAAGATATGACGCATTTAATGGTGTTCATCCAAACGGAATTAATCAAGGATTTCAAATTGAATTAGATATTCAAATAGAAAAACCAATAGTTGGAGAGTCTTATCGTTTTGGTAGACTAACAACATCGTATGTTACTGAAATACTTGAAGATAGTAATGATCAAGTAACATTCAAAACAAAAAATTCAACTTACGTAGTAGAGTCGTAATGAATACTTTATTATTTGTTATAGGAATATTAATGTTAGTTTTTATAATAATATTAGTGTTATTATTGCTAACTAGAGAAAAAGTCTTGATTAAAACTCAAGACTTTACTGAACCTTACTCTAAACAAGAGGATGAATTGCTTTTTATGGAAGCTCAGTACGCAAAAGAAGCAGCAGATTATTATACTAACCCTGAAAAATTTCAAAAATGTTAATAGTAGAACAAAGAAAACATATTTCTATTCTTGTTAGACAAGAAGGATTTGAAGAATGGATGAAAAAAATCAAAAACAAATTCATTCATAGTCATGCTATGAAAGAAGCTATTAAAAGAGTTCAATAATGTTACTTGATCCAGAATTAATAGAAATACAGCGTAAAACAGGATACAAATGCAATATACCAAGAGATTTTTCTGAAATTCATTTCTTAGAAGTTATAAAACCTCTTGTATGGAGTGGTAATGTAGGAATAATAGATCCAAATAAGATTCCAGTAGGTTCATTAACTTGGTCTTACTCTTTTTCTGGATCAACAGTACATCCTGAAGATAATAAACTTGGAGCTAATGTTAAATCAACTTGCTTTAGACTTATCAAAAGTGTAAACGCAATCAGTGATTTTGAACAAAAAATCACTGAAGATAAAGGATCGTTTAAATTTGCAAAATACAGATTTAAAACTAGAGAAGAGTTTATTAGTGATAGAAAGTGGCTTGAAAGAGAAGGATTGCACGTTGATGGAACTCCATTACATTGGAGTTCGTTTGGAGAAATGAATCATTATTTAGGCAAAAAAGTATCTCTAGAAGGACAAGAAGCTATTGAAAATTATTTAGAAGAAAAAAGTTCTAGAATATCATTTGATGGATGGTCATTTAAAGAATGGAATTTCATAGAAGCAAATGTTATTCCACCACCTGCTACTTCTCCTGTTAAAGGAAAAATTCAATATGGAATGCAAGCTCCGGAAGAAATTGGAGATAAACTTACAGTAAATCAAGAATCTGGAGTATTGTTAGATAAAGTAATTGATGATTGGGAAAGTGTAGCTAAAAAACCTTCGCTTTCTCCTACCTCACAAGAAACTAAATCAATTGAATATCCTAAGCCAGAAAAAGCATTAGATGATGATTTTGTCATCGAATCAACAATTAATATAACAATTTAATTCTAAAATGAAAAAACCAAAATTAATAGGAGGATATCAAAATACAAAATTAAACAAAGAAGATTTTGCTATAACTCCTTATTTATTTGGAGTTTAGGTAAATTTAGTGTTAATAAGTATTAAAGGAATAGGCATTTGTTGGGGACATCATTCTGTCTACATAGGAATTGGATTTGGAATTCCAGATAATTATCCAAGATTTAAAAACTTAAAAATTAAAAACAAAAACAAAAAAGATGAAAACATCAGAGATTAAAGAAAATGCATCATTATTTATTCAATTAGTGATAGCAGCAGTGAAAGGCGATGACGCAGCAGCAGTAGGAATTAAAATTCAAAAGACTGCAATAGCTCAAATTCGTGCTCAAGTAGCTGCAAAGAATGCGCATACATTAACACTTGAAGATAATCTTGAAGTAGCCAAAGAAGCTTTAGCGAGTGCTCGTATCAACAACGGAGTATTAATCACCGATAGTGTTGAATACATTAGAACGCTTCTTGTAGCAAACAGAAAGATCTCACAAGCTGAAGATGAGATTAAAAGTCATCAGGAAGAAATTGAATTCTTAACAGAACAATTGGCACTGATTTCTAAATAATATTTTCCTTCTAGTCGCAACCTAGAAACAACAACAAAAATTAATTCCCATAAATGTTAGTGGTTTTTCAATATGGGAAAGAACACTAAGTCAATAGGATAAAAATTATCCTTTTTTTAATGAGATTTAATTAGGTTTTATGTTTTTTGTGGAACCTATTGACAAAGTAAAAATGATTTTAAAAACGGCTAAACATTGATCCTTTACTGAGACGATGGACTTTTATCAGCTTGAAGGGAAACCTAATAGTGTAGAGATTTCTTGATCTAAGTCAGTAAGAAGATACTAAACTTGAATTAACAAGATATTAAACATGTATGAAAAAATTATACAGAAATCTTTTTATATAATGTATGTAGGAACTAGGGACTGTAGTACTAGTGGAAGACCTATAATGGAGTAATCCTAGATGTGTTGTTCCCTTGAGAAAGGAATTCGTAGCTATCAATCAGTGTAGACAACACAAATGAGTTCTCAGCAAGTACACGCATAGAGAGTGAAGCCTGATAATCACAAGGTGAGTGGACAGGCAACCGTCAAAACTCCGATCCGTACTCTATGTTTTTACGCGACCCAATTGCTTATGTTAAACTATCCTCTAACAGGGAACCATGTAAAACATGAGTGTAGGGTGCTAAAACTTTAATTTTAAAACAATGGAAGGTAAAGAAAATGGCGCTTCAAAAAAGCCATGGACTCTAGATGAATTGTCAATAGTTGAAGAGGGAGTAAAAGGAAGAACAGTTGTTGAGACAATTGAAGTTCTTCAAGCATTAATGCCTAATAGAACTAAAGATGCAATAAAAGCAAAAGTCTATGAGCATACCCTTGAATACAGAACGTCAAAAAGACTAGAGAAAACAAGAAGAACTCTTGCTAAAAAAAAAGCAATTGCAAACATCGACAACAAAGTTCCCAAAGAAGATTTAATCTTCAAAGAGAATGTAATTGACGAAGAAGAAATGGTTATTACAAGTATTGATGGAGATTTAAAAACAAAAACTCAAGCAATGTCTGATAATGGGCCAAAATTAGCTTATACAGATGAATTAATCGTTAAGCAAGGAGTAATTACAATTCCTTTTATGGGAGAAGTAAGGTGTAATTTTAGAATTACAGGTACTTTTTTTATAGAAAAATTAGATTAACTATGAAAGTATTAGTATTTATTTTGTGTTCAATTGTGGCATTAGCTACAATTATGTTCGCAATGAGATTGGCAAATCAACCTAATTGGTTGTGGAATTTAGGAGCAGCAGTTTCTTTATTCTTAGTAGGCTATAGTATAGCAAAAACAAATTGTTTCACAAATTTTAAAAAAACAAGTAATGAAAAAAGTATTGGGTAAATTATTATTAGTAGGTTTATTGATTGCAGGTATTGCATCATCATGTACAACAACTGACAGCGCTGAAGTAGCGTTAGTAGTAGATCAAATGGGTAATGACAAAGGAATTCCAAATGTAACTCCTGCGTCAGGATTTGTGTTTTATTTTCCACCAACACAAGATGTGTTTACTTATCCAACTTCAATCCAACATAAAGTTTGGACATCAGAAATAAATGATGGAAGTGAATTTGACGAGCATATTGATGTTGTTTCTTCAGATGGAGCAACATTTGGCTTAAATGTATCTTTGAATTTACAATTAAAACGTGAAAGCGCTAAAGATGTATTTATAAAGTATAGAATAAGCATGGATGAATTACTACAAACTAGAGTAAAAGCAATTGTTAGAAAAGCATTAAGAGATAATTCAGTAACATTTGCTTCTGATTCATTAATTCAGCATGGAAATGTTTATGAAGATAAAGTGAATTCAGCTCTTGCTGTGTTACTTGATAAAGAAGGGTTTACATCTGTAACTCTTGCTGTATTAAAAGCTGACATGCCTGCATCTTATAGAAATGCAATTAATAGCAAAATTAAAGTAATTCAAGAAACCGCAACAATTAAATCACAGACATTAAAAGCTGAACAACAAGCATTGCAAAAAGTAGCTGAAGCAAAAGGAAACTTTGAAGCTGCAGAATACAATGCTAAGACTAAGGCAATTATGTCTCAGCCAAAAATGCTTGAATTATATCGTGCTGAAACAGAAAGAGTGTGGGCCGAACAAGGAGTTTCTCCTTATGGTTCAAACAATGTATTCGGATCTGCCGGTAATATTTTATTAAATAGAAAGTAGTGTAAAAATAGAAACTTCTTGTTGAAGCCAGTATAATAAGACCGATTACGTGGGATACCGAAGCCTTAGTGTGGATAACAGAAAGCCGGGTACAAGATTCTATGATGCAATAAACGTTACTACAGGGACAGAGGATGATTGAATATAGATACACCTATCCTCAAACAGAGTTGATCGAGAGTTTCTTGCCATGTTTCCAGGGACGAAGTTCGAACAATAAAATTGCGTATCATTACTTTAATAAGTGCCCTCACACGAGGGATTTTACCTCTTTAGTTCAATTGGATAGAACTATATTTCATATAAGAAATATCCCGGTTCGACTCCGGGAAGAGGCACAAAAAACTTAATAAATAATTAAAAAAAAGAACAAAATGAATAAAATGCAAATATTAAAAAGTGGAAAAAATTACAATATATTAGGAGAAGTAGTTATTCTTGACAAGTTGGAGCCAATAAATTACGAATACGCAGAAGGTATGTATGGACCACAACTGGTTGAAATAGATCCAATCAAGCTTCCTTCAAAAATATATTCAAACGATAATGTTTTTATTCAACACGTAAATAAGGCTTGGGAATTAAGAGAGGGAAATATTGGAGTTTGTTTAGTTGGAGAAAAAGGATTAGGAAAGTCATTAACAGCTAGTATTATCGCTAAAAATGCAGGAATACCTGTAATTAGAATAACATCTAAGCTGTATAATAATGCGGCCTTTACATTTCTTAACCAGATAAAGCAAGATTTTGTTTTGTTTATAGACGAGTTTGAAAAATTATTTGATAAGAAAACAGATAATGAATATGGAGAATCAAAAAAAGACGACGCAATAACACAAGAATCATTTTTATCTTTTCTTGATGGAGGATCTGTAAGAGACAATAATATTTTATTCATAGCTACATCTAATTCTGATTGGAAAATAAGTGATTTCTTAAAAAACAGACCAAGCAGGTTTAAGTATTTTAGAAGTTACGAAAGAATGGAAGATTCAGTAATAAAAGAAATTGTCGAAGATCTTCTTGAAGATAAACAATTCGCTGAAGATTTACTACAGAATATTCCTTATGAAGGTTTAAACACTGATGTATTGATTCAAGTTATCAAAGAAATAAACGCTCACAAAATACCTTATTCTTCATTTAAAGACTTCTTTAATTTCAAAGAAAAAGAATCTGTTGAGTTTCATTTATTCATTAAAGACTCAACTAATAAGCCTTCAAAATTAATGTCTCTAAGAGCTTCTACTTATCATGCAAATCAACACATTCATAGAGATTCAGAAGACGGATTGTATTCACTAGTAAAAGAACTTAAAATAAAAACAAAAGACGCTTTAATTTCTAACATAGATTTAGTCTATACAAGTAAAGATGGTAAAAAATCTGTATTTAAAGATTGTTATGTAGAAAGAGATTCATTAGATAGATTATCTTCATTTTACAATTAAAAAAAAACTTAAAGGCTAGTATAATTGCTGGCCTTTAATCTTAAGGGGCCGCCTGGTTTTGACAATGTTAAATAAGCAATAAGATCAGCGAGAGATAACTCTAAACATAGGTGAATCATTTTAAATGACAACAATCAAGTTTCAGCCAACATGGCTACAGTAGGTTCATTACTTAACGTTAACGCTCCGGCAAGAACAATGAGAATGGCAGCATAATGAAAAACTCAACTTAATTAGTCTTGATAGATACAAGATGTATTGAATAAATAGAGATTAATTTCTATCAATATGGCAAGAGCTGCCAATTACGTATGAGTCAATTATAATGCAATATTAATCATAAAAGCATACGCATACTTCTAGATTTAGTATTGTTTGAGAGAAGTAAAAGGCTAAATTATACGAAAGCTGTATAAATCTTATTGTTACAATTTAATTTTGGACGGGGGTTCGACTCCCCCCGGCTCCACAAGTGGAATAAGGTTGGTTCCTGGCCCCACAGGATTGTACAATCCACAGGAAAGCAAGACAAAGTAGCTCAGCTGGTTAGAGCGCGGAATTGACGCATTGCAAGTAAGCTGTACTGAATTTTATTCAGAAGCAAGATCCAATCCGAGGTCGGCGGTTCGAATCCGCCCTAGTCACTAATTAAAAATTACTAACAATTAAATTAAATAAAAATGAGTACAGACGAAATGTTAATTGAAATTGTAAATTATTCATATAAATCTGCTGGTTTTCCTTATGTATTTGCAGATTACTCTCAGTCAAAAAAAAAATGGTCTATAACTTGGAGAAACCCAATGAAATTTATAAATGAAAAACAAACGCAAGCAGACACATTAAATGAATCTTGTAAAAAAGCGCTCGAATTCATTAGTAATAATCCACAGATATTTTGTAAAATAACAAATTCTATCAAATTAAAAAGTTAATTAAATCACTTGCTTAAAGATAAACAATAGGAGCATCATAGTAAGATAGGTGCAATGCGTATAATATTCCCTATAAACTGTACTAGCAGTTGTGTTTATTGTAAAGATATAAAGTCAGTCATAGCAAAAACGATCAGGTCAAGACTTTATAATTCCACTAGATATGGACAAGTGATTTTTTAAAGAATAAATAGAAGGAAAACTATAGAAACCTGACGGGATATAGCTCAGCCTGGTAGAGCCCATGGCTTCAAATCCATGTTGCATGAGTTCAAATCTCATTATCCCTACAAGCGATAGGAATGGTAACCATAAAAAATAGCCAGGTGATGTGTAGCTCAGATGGTTAGAGCGGGGACTTTATAAAGGTTCTGCGTCGTGGGTTCGAGGCCCGCCACAACAACAAAAGTGTCAACTATAAGTATAAGCCAGTAAAAAGGAGTAGCTACCTACGCTTCGGGTGAACAACATCTGGTTAATCATGATAATTCCAGTGCGGAGATCCTATAAACTTATACTTGGTTGACATAATAATACAACAATCCGTGTAGATTGTGTTTAAATGACTGTTAGTGTAATTGTAACATCCTAATCTTGATGATAAACAGAACTAAGTAGTGGAGACACAGCTGTACATGTAAAATCTTAGCCCTGGGGCAATACGGAATAACGACCCGTACAGTCATTTTTTAATTTAAAACTAAACAAACCATGTTAAAGAAAAAACTAATTAAAGAGTTGGGTCAAATGACTCAATTGAATGTTGATATAGATCAACCAATGAAGCTCAAGACCGATTTAGACATGAATGAATTAAATCTATATGTTGGTAAAAATGGTTCAGGAAAGAGTCTTATATTGAAAATGACATGGGCATTAGCAACAATAATGACATTTAAGATAAATAGAAGTAAATCTTCAGATGGAGAAATGCTTCAAGTGGCACAATACATGTGGGATAACACTTTTGAAGATAATAACTTCAATGGACTTGTAGGAGCAATTCATCCGGGAGGTAAGATAAGTCTAGGATTTAAAAATGGAAAACTAGAATCAATGAATATTGATGTAGCTGAATCTATAGTAAATGCTTCAAATCCTTTGTTCTTGTCTGTTACGATGAGAACTTTCGATGAAATAGAAAGATTCTTTAAGCTTCAAGATAAAATTGGAATTGATTCAATGCCAGAATATTACAGAATTTATGACTCTGTATACGCTCACAAAATGAAGCAATCGTTCGAAGCTGGTATTATTGTAGACGATAAAACAAAAGATAGTTTAAAGAAATTTGAATTAGAAAAGTATGACATCGTTTCATTTGGATACAAAAACGAAAAATTCATCTTTACTAATAGTAAAGGAGAAGAAAGATCAATGTCTTCTTTATCTAAAGGAGAGCAATCACTACTTAACATAAAGTTAGGAGTAATGTAGAATACACGCCGGTGAAACTTAATGACGAGCTGGCATGTCCTCCTGTAGCAGTACAGGTTGTTAGCGGAGGTTCGAATCCTCCTGCCGGTGCAAATAAATTAAACCCATGAGACCAAGAATTAAAAAAGGAATTTTAATTACTTCCACAAACATTGGAAGAAGAACAAATGCGTTCAGAAACGTGATAGAAATTACGTACAGGCCATTGATATTTGGCAACAAAATAGTATCCGAGAAAGTCTTAGGAGCTAGAACAAAAACAAATTAATTATGATTGAATTATTATTATTAGCAGTAGCTTCTACAATTTATTGGATAGCTCAAAAATATTTTTCTAAAAAACAAGAAGAGTTTACTTGTTTTGAAACAACAGGAACAATAATGGTAATTGTAGCTACTATTTTGTTTTTGATGTCTACATTACTTGCAGTTCATAACGCGTATTTAAGTTATGGAAAATAATTTAGAATCATCACCTTTAGTAGTTTTAATACTACTAGTTGTTGTTGTTGCATTTCTTGTAGCAGGCATAATTAGTTCCGCTAGACTAGTAAATAGACTAGAAGATGAAGAAAATTGTAAGAATAGATCTTAAAGCGCATGAAGTCGCTAGAACTATTACTTGGTATCAACTAGAAGCTGACAAAGAGGTCAGAATAGATACCTTGAGATGCGTAAGATTAAGGAAGTTCTTAAAAAAGCATGTTAATGGAATCAAAGTTATTGACGAGAAACTCTTAAAAATAATGTTAAAAGAAGTTGAATACAGAAAAGTAATAGGAATAAATATTATAAAATCATTGAAAATCTAGAAATATTACAAGCAGCCTTGGCAGCATCAGGGATGAGCATTTGCCAAGAAGACTTATCTTTCATCTTAGAGATGGATAGAATAGTAAACCTTAGGGGCCCAGAACTCTCTTTAGAAGAGATTCAAAAAATTAATGAAGAATATTACAATCAACAAGATGGCGAAAGCAGTTAAAAAGAAAGTAAATGAGGATCAAATTCCTATAGAAAAATTAATTTCTAAAGAGGAAATGAATTCGTTGATCGAGGTGATCAAAATTAGACAAAAGTTTTTTCAAGATATGGCAAACGAGAAAAGTGTAGCGCGGGAGCGTGGAGAGCTTGCTTTGACAGAAAAACTAAATGGTTTGGCAAGTAAAGAAGTTGTTGAGAAGCTTAAATTGCTTGGAGATAAACTTATGGACGAGGCAGACAAAGTATATCTAGCTAAATACAAGGAAGAGTTATCTCACCAACCAGGGATGGTTGAGTTCTTGCATAGATTTACAAATGAGAAGTTTACAGATTTGACTGGACACTTCAACATATAATACCAAGAATAAACAAAAAGAATTTTAAATTACTGGAGCAGTTCTTAGCCAAAAGAAGTAAGGACATTAATAATAAAAAACAAAATCATGAACAATTTAGGTAAAGCAGTAGTAGTAGCACATCCAGAAACAGGTTTATTAATCACAAGATTTAAAAACGAAGCTGGTGCTTCATTTGGAAAAATCAGAGTTGACCAAGCAGAATTACAAATCAGTAAAGGCTTCAGTAGATTCGCAAAAAGAAGTGCATTTATCACTGTCGAGGGATCAACAGCAGATGTATTAGAAGGAATGTTGGTTGAAGGTCAACCTTACCCAATGGCTGGTAAAATCGTAGTTACGGAAAGTACTCGTCCTTTTTATCCAGGACAAGAAGCAAAGAGAAAAGGAAAAGACGGAGCAATCATTATGAGTAATGGAAGTCCAGTGTATAGAGACACTGAGTTCACTGCAGACTTAGACAGAGCAGATGTGTTTTTAACATCTGATCAAAATAATGCAATGGGTACTGCACAAGCAGGAAACGCCGCTGAGTAGTTTTCTCATTTTTTAGTTTTTGAAAGGGGGAATTAATTAGCCCCCTTTTTTTAAAAAACAACTATGAAAACATTATTAAAAAGCATAATGTGTATAATTATAAGTCCATTCATATTAATATTAATGTTCTTTATATTTTACTCTACAATGCATAAAAAAAACAAAAATGAAACAAGAATTAGAAGTTACTATAAAAAGAAGCGGTAAGTTAACGTTAACTGAAATTAACGCTTTAACTCAAAAAATATTTGACGATGCCCAAGAAGTTGTATCTGCATGGAATTCATCTTACGAACAAACTTTTGACTTTCAAAGAAAACTTAAGTCATTAAAAACTAAGCATGGAATATTAGCGGCGGAAAGAGCTATCGTGTTTATTGCCACTAAGCACAAAAAAGTAAATATAACTGTAGGATCTAATGAATATAGACTAGCATTAGAAAACCTACATAGTGATTTCAGAAAGAAAGGCGTCATGTCTTATAAAGGAGGCAAGTCATTTGAAAAAGTTAAAAATCAACTTATTCTTGCTCAAGTAGACAATGTGAATATGATGGGATTAGCTCAGTCAATTTCTTTAAGCTTAGTTAGAAATAAGTAAAAACGTTTCCCTATCGTCTAGTGGTAGGACGCAGGCCCGTGTGCTTGTAACAGCAGTTCGAATCTGCTTGGGGATCTAAAACAAAACAAATGAAAAGAAAATTAATTGAACAAAGCCAAGAAAAGTTTATTGTATGCGACAATGTTAATTGTGATTACGAAATACCATTTGATGAAAAATTAAATCTTCTTGAATACATAGGAGAGCCTTGTCCTTGTTGTGGAGATAATTTATTAACAATAGAAGATTATTTAACTAGTTTAAAACTTCAAAAAGCAATAAACTTTATCAATAAGTGGTTTAGCTGGATAACTTGGTTTAGCGGAAAAGTTAAAGAAGAAGACAAAACAAGCTTAAAGGTTCATGTGCATAGAGGATTAAAAATATCAACAAATGAGTAGAACGTTTGGAATATCAGATTTGCATTTAGGCCACAAAAACATGGCAATAAAAAGAGGATTTGCAACTGTAGAAGAGCATGATGAATTTATCATAGAAAACTGGAATAAAGTTGTAAACAAGAAGGACAATGTTATAATCTTTGGAGATGTAACAATGGAAAAGAAAAATTCATACTACTTACTCAATAGAATGAATGGAAGAAAAAAAGTAATTGGAGGTAATCATGACAGACCAGAAGATTCAGAAGAACTACTTAAGTATGTTTCTGGAATATGTGGAATGATGAAAAGAAGAGGTTTTATACTTACTCACTGTCCAATACATGAAAGCCAATTAGAAGACTTTTACATGAATATGCATGGCCACGTACACGAGAAAACTTTACAAGATGATAGATATGTTAATCTTTCATGTGAAGTTATAGGCTACACTCCGGTGTTGTTGTCTAATTACGTTAACAAAAATGGCGAAAAAAAACCTAGAAAAGATGAGTAAGATGAAAGAAGGAGTATTAGCTACTCCAGAATTACTGCTATTATATGGATTTATAGAACGTAAAGGTCCAGTAATAGATACTTACAGCATGAGTATAAGCAGAAATAAATTAGAATACAAAGAGGTTAGCGTTACATTAAGTTCTGGAAATCAATACATAATGGCAAGGCAAGGTGATTTAGAATCACCAAGACATAAAGACGACGTAATTACATTATATAATGGAGATTATGACGGAAAGCTTGAAATGATTAGATTAGATAACTTAATTTATGGCTTAACAGGGAAATGGTTAGAAGTCGTTGACTCAATAAAAAAGTGTTAACAATAAGAAATAGACGCTGGTAAAAGGCGATCAATCTTTCTCTATATACAGAGAATGGGCAGCAAGCTTTAGACACTTGCCTTCTTTGTAGAAATACAAAGTCGTATCATTGGGAGCAATGAATTGTGCGGGAGGACGTAAAGTCCTTAATGAAAATAAACTAAATACTTTAAAAATGGGATTGTTTACAAAAAAGATTAAAGAAATTACACCGTTGGAGATGTTAGACGCAATTGACAAAAGTGTTAATGACATGGCCGGGGTAATCGTTTCTAGTGGAGACAAAAAAGTTCAAATGATTCACATGAGTGGAATTGAGCAAGAAGAAAATGACGGGAAAGGAAGGTGCTTGGCAGTTATAGGAAATCCTCAAGGACTAATTGACATGTTGTATTCTGCAAGTATGAAAGAAAAGAACTTTGCTAGAATATTGTTTTCAGCAGCTCATTTACTTTCTAGTAAAAGTGAAGATATGGCTAAATTAAGAACAGAAGTTGCCATAGAAATTGAAGGACCTTGTACTTGCCCTGCGTGTCAAGCAGAAGCTAGAGGAGAAGTTGATTTAGGTCAAGGAGTTGGAATTAAAATTGGCGATATAGAAAAAATGACTCCTGAACAAATGGACGAACTTGTAAAAGGAATTGTAAGTAACTCTATTGACAAAGCAAAACGAGGTTAGAGAAAAGATTCAAGACAAATCATTTAAATTATCTCAAAATAATAAAAATGTTGTATTGGAATGGGCAACAGGCGCAGGAAAGACCTTTGCCGCAGTTAAGATAATTGACGGCATAATTAAAGATTATCCAGATGCTAAAGGTTATTTATTTTGCAAAGAAAGCAATCACAAAAAGAATTGGGTTAACGACATAAAGCTTCATAAGATGGAGCATATTTTGAAAAATGTTAACACAATTCTTTATTCTTCTGTAAAGAAATTAACAAATAAAGCAGATTTTATAATCTTTGACGAATGTCACGCACTTACTGATAGACGGGTTGCTTCAATTCAAAGATTAATTGGACCAGATACAAAATTAATATTTTTATCTGCTACCATACCGGAAGACAAAAAAAAATTAATATCACTATTATCTAAAAGAAAATTAGTGTATTACTCAATAACGTTAATGGATGCAATTAATCTTGGATTGTTGCCAGAACCTAAAGTTATCATTCATAGTATTGATTTACTTAATGATGGCAATAGGATTTACGAATTTAAAATGAGCAAGGGGCTTAAACCTAAATCTGTAATAAAAACAGTGGTTTATAATGAGCGCTGGAAAATGCTTAATAGTTATGAACACATAAGATTAAACGTACTGTGTAATCAGCAAGAATACTATGCTTATTTAAATGAACAAATGAATTATTTAAATGAAAAAAAGTTGACGGCTACTTATATGGAAAGAATACAATTATCTAATAAGTTCATGAATCTAGCATCTTCAAGAAAAAAATTTATATCTTCAGTCAAAACAGAAAAAGCTAAAGAAATAATACAATCTTTTAAAGGATTTAGACACGTATGTTTCACTGGATCTATTGAACAGTCATTAGAACTAGGAGGAGGAAGTAGCGTTAACTCTAATAATCATAAGAAAGTTAATGAAGATCTTATTGATGGATTTAATAGCAAAATGTACTCTATGTTATTTGCTGTTAGTATGTTAAGAGAAGGAATGAATCTTACTGAAATAGAAAAAGGATTAATTGTTCAACTAGACAGCACTGTTGGATCTTATTTTCAAATGTTAGGTAGAATGTTGCGTCATAAGTTTCCTGAAGTTCATCTAATTAAACTAAGAAACACTCAAGATGAAAAATATTTTGAGAGAGCATTAGTTGATTTTGACGAAAAATTCATAGAAAACAGATAAAATGACAGATATTAGAATAGACTTTGAACTTCTTAAGAAGTTTAAAATTAACATCAATGAGTATTTAATACTTTATGATGTCGCTAATGAACACTCCATATCGGGAGTATTTAATTATACTGCTCAAGAACTTGTTGTATTAGAAAAAAAAGCAATGATTAAACTAACAGAAGAAGGTATTTTTCTAAGGGGAAAATCAGCTGAATTATTTTCTGATAAAGAAGATTATTTTGCAATGTGGTTAGACGCTTATCCAACTATGGTTAAAAAAAATGCCGGAGGAAGTAGAAGCTTAAGTCCATCATCTGCAGACACAATTCTTGGAGCGAAATTAAGAACTAAATGGAACTTAATGTTTCGAAAAAACATAGAGAAGCAAAAAAGAGCTATTGAGGTATTGAAAGCTGAAGTTGCAGACAAGAAAAAGTCTGGTGATTTAGAATATATGGTTGAGGCTGCTAGATGGCTTAACGAAGGATTTCATGAAAAATTTGAACATCTAATATCCGAGGAAAAAGAAGTTGATAACAACTATTCAAGTGAGGATTGGTTATAATGTAAGTGAAAATGACAGGAAAGAGAGAAGATGGGAAGGTATTCCAAAGAATTGAAGAAATAAAACAAATTAAAGCTGACAAGGAAAGTGGGAGGATATTTTGTATTCCCTTCGAATCTTATCCTAAATTAGCAGCTTCAGTTCCCGGAATAGTACCGGGAATGATAACAATGATTACTGCAGGGTCAGGAGTTGGTAAAACCCAAGTTACTAAAGCATTAGCCGTAAGAGAACCATTAGAATACGCTAGAAGAAATAATATTAAATTAAAGATATTCTACTTTGCACTTGAGGAAAGCAAGCAAGAATTCATAGATACAATGATTTGTAATTATGTTTCAAGCAAAGGAATCAAGTTAGACCTACTTACTTTGCAAGGTTTTAGAGTGAATGCTTTAGAAGAATCATCAATGAAAGCAATAGAGACTCATCTTGACGATATTGAAGAATTGCTGGAATCTGTTGAAATTATAGATTCAGTTTATAATGCAACTGGTATTTATAAATATTGTAGAGATTATGCAGATAAAAATGGCAGGCATGTTTATGAAGAAAGGGAATTTATTAAAAAAAAGAATGATGGAACTACTGAGACTGAAACAGTTAAAGTATATTCTCATTATGAAGCCAATGACCCGCACGCCATTACCATTGTGGTTGTTGACCACTTAAGTTTACTTGTTCCTGAAAAAGACAAAGGAACTGGAAATATGATGAGTCAACATCAAACTATGGCAAAATGGAGCACTGATTATGCGTTAAAACAATTAACTAAGCACTGGAATTGGGCAGTAGTTAATGTTATTCAGCAAGAACAATCAGGAGAGAAAGAACAATTTACTAACAAAGGCGATAGTATCGTTAAAAAAACAGAACCTGCATTAAGTAATTTCGCAAACAACAAGGAGATTCAAAGAGACGCTAAAATCGTATTAGGAGTTTATTCTCCGGATAGATATGGATTTGAAGACTATCATGATTACGATATCAAAAGATTTAGAGATTCATTTAGAGCAATAAAAGTGCTTAAAAATAGATTTGGACCACCAAATAAATATGTTCACATGTTATTTGACGGGGCATCAAATAGATTTGACGAATTACCTTTGCCAAATGAATCACAGAAGTTGATTAAGTTTTATGAAGCTGCAGATAAGCTTCTTGGCAGAACTGGCGCTCCAGTTAAAAAATTAGGAATTAGTACAGGATTCGGAAGTTAATTATGGAAAGTGAAGTTTCAAAATTAAAACTAAAATCTAGGTCAGAATTCATTGAATTTAAATGCTTCAAAACTTCTCAGGAAGGAAGCTCTAAAAGAATTAAAATAAGTTCAATTGAAGAATACTACATTTGCTCAAAAGGCAGATTGACAATTTTTCATTCAGGACGTAAGTCTATGTTTGAATATAAAGATCCGGTAATGACGGAGAAACTACTAGACAAAATTGATTCCCTTTTTAATATAAAATCGGTATGAAAATATATTGTTTTGCAGTAATGGATGGATTTCACAATCCTCCAATAATGTATTTGATAGGAAAAAAAAATCTTGTTGATGCAGAAAAAAAAAGAATTAAAGTTTTTAAAAAACAATTAAAAAAGAAAGAAGTATGAAATCTATATTGTTTTGGTCATACAGAGACGGAATGGATGGATCACACATCGTTAAACTACATTCAAAAAAAGAAGAAGCACTTAAAGAGCTTAGTAGAACTGAAGAAGAGTTGCAAAATGGAAACATTTATGATGACGGATCATTTGGTGAAATTGAAGTAGAATTAGATGAAAATGGAAAGTTAGTGAGTGAAGTTAATATTTACATAGAGTAAATTTAAAAAAAAAAAAAGAATGAGTGATAAATCACACACAGGAATGGGCTTTTTAGTTTGCCCAGTAACAGGAAATAAACATTCTGAATCTGTTTTATTGGACAAAAACCTTAAAGAAAGTCTTGAAAGAGAAAACTTTATGGGTTATGCTTATTGTCCTGAAGTAGCAGAAAAAATTGCAGAAGGATATGTTTGCCTTATTGAAATTAAGAATCAACCTTCAGGTCCAGGACTAGAAAAAGTTAGCTTAAGAGATGCTGACAGAACTGGAGTTTATTGCTTTATTAAATCAGAACTTGCTAGAGACATGTTTGGCATAAAAGGAGATGTTGAAGAGATTCAATTCGTTTCTCCTGAAGTTGTCGAATTCTTGTCAAATATTAAGGCAAAAAATGAAGGTACAGATGAACCAGCTGCCGAAGAGTCAAAGGTTTAATGTAGATAAGATTAAATGGACATTAGTTCATTTCAAATCTATCGAATGCATGGTAGAAGTACTAATGTTTGGAGCAAAAAAATACGCTCCGGATAATTGGAAAATAGGTCTTGATTTAAAAGAAATTCAAGACAGCATGCAAAGACACTTAGCGTCATTAATTGACGGAGAAATTAAGGATCCTGAATCCGGATTATACCACGTTGGACATGTTATGTGTAATTGCATGTTTTGGATGTATCACTATACTAAAAATAAAAGTAATGCTGAAGAAAAGGCTTGAAAATAAAGGAGCATTCCTTTCTATTAAAAATGGATTTTTAGCTAACAAACCTGGACTGGTGTTTTTATGTATAAAAAATGTCATAATGACTGTTACAGGAGACATTGCTTACACTAAAGGTAATTCATACGTTTCAGAAAAAGAAGGATGTATCACCGACAACAATGGATCTGTTAATCACGGAACTCCAATTGAATTTCTCATGGAGTATTTCAAGGTAAAAAATTATAAATAAAAAAAACAAAGATGAAAAAATTAATCAGATTTTTGTTTGGCAATACTCCAAACAGCTTGTACATTAAGTCTACAAAGGCTTTAAGCGCTTTCAATGAGACTTTAGATACATTGAGAAGTATTAATGATAAAGCAAATGAAGAAACTTCTAAAAAGGCTATTGAAATTGCCAAAATTGAAGAAGATATTGCTTTATTGGCATCTATCAAAGTAAACAATGACAAAATCATTGCAAACATTGAAAAGATTCTTAGTTAATGAATGTTGAATTAATTTCCAAAAGTGTTGGCGTAAACAGTTACGTCAACCTTGATGGAGCTCAAATTATCGCGGCAGTTGCAAGGCACGGAACAATTAAAGATGACAATGGAAAGCTAATTGCTTTTTTAATGAAGCATAAACATTGGTCGCCATTGCAGCACATTTTCTTTGGATTTAAAGTAACTACAAGTAGAGCAATATCTGCTCAAATTTTTAGACACAGATCTCTTAACTTTCAAGAAACATCTCAGAGATATGAAGAAATTCCATCTCATGAAAACATTGAGTTAAGAATGGAACATCCGACTAATCGCCAGAGTAGTACTGATATTTTTAACCCAATGATTAATATTGATTCTCCAGTAGAAAAGTTTGAGATTGAAGCTCAAAATGCTATACAATTATACTTGGAAGAAGGACAAAGATTATATAAGTCATTAATTGAGGCAGGAGTCGCAAAAGAATGTGCTCGAATGATTCTACCTATGTCTAGTACAACTACTATTCATATAAGTGGAACATTAAGAGATTTATTAGGATTCTTAAATGTTAGAGCTGATAAGCACACACAGAAAGAATGTCGTGATATTGCATTAGCAATAGGCGCGGAAATTGAAAAAGAATTGCCTCAAATGTTTAAAGACATTGAATGGCAAGAAGGAATGTTTATGTAAACTTTAAATAAATAAAAATGAGTGAAGATCTTTTAAAAAAGAAAAAGCCGCCGGAAATTAGTCAAATTCCAAATTTTAAACATGATGATAAAGACATCACAAATGCAATTGGAATCCCGGGATTAGTTCAAAGTGTATCAATAAAAATGAACAAAATGCTTGTAGAAGAATCTATAACTTCTCCTTCAAAAGCAGTTGAGTATTTTTACAACAACTTTAGTTTAATTGAATTGTCTTTTATGGCAATGCATTCACTAGGTGGTACAAAAAGGAAGAAAGAAGAAGATGTAGTTCCATTTGAAGAAGTAATTTAATAAAAAGCAAAATGATATTACCAAAAAAGAAAAGGCCTGCTATTAGAGTTGATCCTAAAAGATTATTATTGTTTGGTCCACCTAAAATAGGAAAAACAACAATTGTATCTGCATTGGAAGATTCATTAATAGTAGATATGGAAGAAGGATCAGACTATGTGGAAGCAGCAGTCGCAAAGGTAAGAAATCTAGCAGAATTTGGAGAGCTTATTAAAGCCTTGAAAGAGGACAAAGAAGCAAACAATGGAAGAAAGCCTTACAAATATATCACTCTTGATACGTTGTCGGCACTAGAGGATTTAGCATGTCAATTGGCTGTTAAAGATTACAAAAAGTCTCCTATGGGAGCAAATTACACCGGAACAGATGTAAGAACATTACCTAATGGAGCAGGATATGCTTGGACAAGACCAGCATTTGAAAGAATGTTAAAATCTTTCGAGCCATTCTGTGAAACATTAATAATGATTGGACATATTAAAGAAAAAGATTTCACTAAGAATGGAGAAACACTTACTGAAAAGTCTATTAATCTTACCGGTAAAACTAAAGATAGTATTTGCGCATGGGCAGATAGCATTGGGTTAGTATTCAGGGATGAAAACAAAACAATGATTGATTTCATGCCATCTGAAAGTCTTTTAGTTGGAAGCAGACAAGTTCACTTACGAGGAGCAAAAGTTTGTATCGCAACAAGCGATGAAAAAAATAACATCACTATTGATTGGACAACAGTATTTGTTGAAGGAGCAAGAACAGATGTACAAGAGTAAAATAAAATAAAAACAAATTAAATTAAAAAATTATTATGAATATAGTATTCGGAACGATTAAAAAAGCAGGTAGAGACTTTACGTCAAATGAGAAATATGCTGGAAAAGCTGTAATTACAGTTGAAGGTGTTAAAGGAGAAGGTAAATCAAGAAGAGTGTTATTTAATGCTACTGCTATGGAATTATTAAAAATTCCTGCTGGAGCGCAACAAAATGTAATTTTTGGCTTTGTTGAGGCTGATGATTTAATTAATAGAAGATTACTTGTTGCAAATGCAGATTTACTTCCTGGAAAAGAAGCAACTGTAGTTTACAATGTTTCTAAAAACAAAGTTTCTTACGAAGATAGCAAAGAAAAAGGTAAAGCTATCGCAAGTTCTGCATTACACAAAGAAATTAACGGATTCTTAGAAGTTGATGAAAATTCTACTCACGAGTATTCTTTAGTTTTCTTTGGAGAAGAAGCAGGATTGGATCTTTATGAATTAGTAAAGCTTAATCTTGAAGAAGACGGAAAATCTATCAATGATTTAGTTTCTAATCCTTTGTCTTACAACGGATATCAGCAAGCTGATTTAATGGAAGCTTCATTAGATAACGAACCGGTTAAAGCTTCTGATCTTAATGAAAGCATCAAAGAAGAAGAAGAAGTTTATTCTCCAGATACAGACAAAGAAGAATTTGGTGGCGAATCTTCTGTAGAAATAGGAAACGACTGGGAAGTTGCTACTGAGTAATCAAGGCTAACAAGTAAAAAAATTATTAAGTCACAAAAAAAAACAAAATATTATGTCATCATTTGGAAAAAGTATTGAAGTAAAAGAAGGAGCAGCAAGAGTATATTACACAGGAGTCAATAATTTCGATGTAATTGCAGTAAATCCTACTAAAGAGGAATTAAGTAAAATCTACGGACGAGACGTAGATTATGATCCTGAATACGTAGGAACAACAAATATATCAGATGCAGCTGGAGAAAGAGAAGTTAATCAAGTAAGAATTGATTTTTATTTGAGAAATGAAGCAGACAAAGTAAATGTTAAAGCTTCATTTTATATGGCAGATACTTATCATAAATCAGCTACAGGTAAGCTAAAAGTAATTAATGATTTCGGAAACACTACATGGTTAACTGAGACTGATGTAAAAGGTGGTAATGCTCCTGAAAATATGTCTTGGTATAACATGAGTGGAGTAAAAGTAGCCAAGAGAGGTGAAGAAGAAATTATTGATTTCTTGAAAAATTTACTAAACTTACCTATTGATTTAAGTAAGTTGACAGATTTGTCTGAAGCTCACGCTAAGTTTCCTAAAGAAGTTTTAGCTTCAATGTTTAAAGGAGATGTTTCTTTATTGAAACAAATAATCGACTCTAGTAACAACAAACTTGGAATGTTATTAGGTGTTAAAACTAATGCTGAAGGTAAAATCATGCAAGCAGTTTACACTAGAAAAACATTAAGACAATATGTGTTGCACAGTAATAAAGCAGACAAGTTTAAATACTTGTCTAAAGATTTGAGCGATGCTAAAGCTAATGGAGCTTATGGAAACGTAGATTTCGGAAACGATGATTTAGTTTTCAGGGAGTTTATTATAACTCCAACTGAAATTAATCCAAACAATTTGCCTGCATCAGAAGATGTATTTTCAGGTTCAGAACCAGAGGAAGAAGATTGGTTAGGATAGTATTAATGGGGGAGAAATCCCCCAATAATATAACTTAAATGTTAAAAAAAAGAAAAGAAAACAAGTTGTTCTTTTTAGAAAACTTGATTTTAACATACAATGAAGATAAGATCAAAAGAAATCTAACAAGATTATATCCAATTGGTTGTTTTGTTGATCAATCTACTGCTTATGGAGGTTTTGGATCTAAAAGAATTAAAATTGTTAATAATGATGTGTTGTTAAATGTAAATTCTGAAGACAAATCAGTTAATATTACAATTGGAAATACAGGAATATGGAGTTCTATATATAAAAAATTAGCTAAAAAAGTAATATGATGTTTAAAAAAAAACAAGAAAACACTAAATTCTCTGAAGAAGCCTCATTATTAATCCAGTTCTTACACTTACAAACAGACGAGTTTATAACAAAATTTATTCAAGATAAGTATAAAACAGGGCAAAACGTAAGTGTTGCGTCTACAGGAACAGCAGGTGGCCTTAGAGTTAAAATTCACGACCACAGAGTAGACATTGTAAGATCCCCTCTTAGTACTAAAATATACATTGGAACAGCAAAAGTATGGGACAATGAAGTTACAAAAAACAGTAATTATCAAGGTAAATCTAGACTTGCTAAAATTGTACCATAATGGGATTTAAGAATAGAGAATTTAAAAAACTACCAACAGAAAGTGACATATTAGAATTAATAACAGACTTAGATATTTTTTCTTTTTACTTAGGAGCAATACCAAAAAAGTTGATATGTAGTCCTTTAAGGAATGACAAAATACCTTCTTTTGGATTATTTAAAAGCGATAAGTACAATAGAGTTTTTTATAAAGATTTTGCAAATGGAGAATCTGGAAATTGTTTTGTGTTTGTAAAAAAATTGTTTAATCTTTCTAGAGTAACGGATGCTTATACAAGAGTAGCTTCTGATTTTTCAATGACACAATTTGAAACTGTCATTCCAATACCTTTCGAAAAACTTAAAAGCTATGTTGCAAAAAGTAACGAAGGAAAGATTGAGAAAGATAAGATTGAGATTAAAGTGAAAGTAAGAGCATGGAGTAACGAGGATAGAGATTACTGGTTCTTGAAGTATGGAATAAACATTTCCCTTTTAAGAGAATGTCAAGTATATCCTATCTCTCATTATTTCCTTAACTCTTATTGTACAAAAGTAATCGGATTAGCTTATGCATTTGTAGAAAATAAAGATGGCAAACAGACATACAAGATCTATCAGCCATTTGGAGAAAACAAGTGGATTAATAATAATAATTACTCTGTATGGGAATTGTGGACCCAAATGCCATTAGTTGGCAAAACTTTAATAATAACATCAAGCAGAAAAGATGCTATGGTTATAAAAAGTTTGTTTCTACCATCAGAAGTCACATCTTGTGCTCTTCAGGGAGAAAATTTTAAACCTAAAATGATAGTCATGGAAGAATTGACTGCAAGATTTGATAGAACATTAATTTTATACGACAATGACAAAACAAAGAAAGAGAATTGGGGTAAGATTGCAGCAGCTAAAATTGTTAAAGAATACGCTTCTTTGGGCTTGCAGCAAATTGAAATACCTGATACCTACGAAGAAAAAGACATTTCTGACTACCGGGAAGTTCACGGTAAAGAAAAATCCATTAATCTCTTAAATTATCTAATGAATGTTAGTTAAAAGAAAAAAAAAAGCTTCAATTGATGAATTAGACGGAGTTAAATTTACTCACGAAAGCGAAAATATTGTTTATACTATTTCAAAAGAAAGTGACGAAAATTTATTTAAAGTTTCTTGGGAAAAAAATCATATTAACGACTATGAAGGAAGCGTAAATTATTTAAGAGAAGAAATAGTTGAGAAAATAAAAAGAGGAGTTTGGAAAATAGTCTGTTAAAGAAAAAAAAAGAGAAAGTTGTACTAAAACCTTTAGTAAAACCTATTACAATGTGTGAGATTTTTTTCAAAAAAGGATATGTTCTCAATAATTCAAAATTAATTAAATCAGAAAAGCCTGATTTTGTTCTTGGAAATGAATTAACATTCGTAGAAAGTTACAATGTTGTTTACGCTAAATTCATTAATGATGGATCTGGCATTGGAAACACATGGACTGTGTATAAAAATGGCGAATACGCTAGAATAATAAAAACTAATTAAAAATAAAACAAAAACAAAAAAAAGATGAACAATAGAGTAATCAACACGAATTTATTAAAAAAAGAGGAAGTATTTAGAATTTTAGCGTTAGCTGAAGCAACAGGCTTAGCAATGTTACTAATCGGGCCTCCGGGAGTCGCTAAGACTGCGTCTGTAATTGACTATGCTAAGGCTGCCGGGAATGGAACTCTATCTAATGATGAATTATTCATTTTAGAGACAGACGAAGGAACTAAAAGTACAGCGATTAAAGGAAATATTGATTTAGAAGAGCTTACTCTTAATCAAAAGTATAAAGTAATTTCTCCAATTACAAAAGCAAAATTTGTTGTAATTAATGAGGTTGATAAAGCGTCAGCGTCTCTTCGTAATTCATTATTAGGAGTAATGAATGAGAAAGTATTGTTTAATGGTAAAGATTCAGTTCCATGTGATTGGAATGTGTTTGTTGCAACTTGTAATAAAATTCCGGAAGATGAAATTGGGTCTCCATTCTGGGATAGATTTATGATTACATTTGAAGTAGAAAGAGTGCGTCAAAGTGATATCATGGACTACTATGCTAAAGGAGCAAAAGCTTTTAAGAAAGCTAATTCTGTTGTTATTCCAGAGCCATCTGATATTGCTGCAATCACATTGACTACTTCAAAATTAAGCAAAGTTGTTGACTTAGCTTATGGTAAATTATCAGATAGAACTCTTTCTTATCTTCCAACTCTTGTTAAAAACATCATGGTAGTCTATTCTCTTGCTGAGAATGGAGCTTTAATTAAAGCTGTAGAATTATTAATCGGCAAGGCAGAGGCTAATGTTTTAGCAAAATCTTTAGTTCCTCAAGAATTGAGATTAATCTATGATAAAATAGATTTGCTTGCTGCAGCTTCAGACTACAACGAGTATTCTCGTATAACTGATGAAATTAACTTAATGACAGTTGATTTGATTAAGAAAAACAAACTTTCTGATGTTGACAAAGCAGACATTCAAGTTAGATATGAGCAAGCTCAAGATAAACTTGAATTTTTAATTGAAGATGATTCAGTAACTGACGAAGGCGAATTTTAATCATAAAAAAAAAACAATAAATGGACTTCTTTAAAAAAGTTAATAAAAAAGCGGGGTCATTGGCTCCGCTTAAAAAATTCTATGATCCTTATGAGGAATCAGATGGATTTTTAAAAAAAGTTAGAAAGGAAGTTATTTTGCCTGGTGTAACTAGGTATGAAGAAGCTAGGCTATCTAAAATTCATAAATACATTGAAGAAAAAACAGGAAAACCTTCCACTCTTCCTCAACACATGCTTAACGACGTTTACAGTATGTACGTCAATAGAGATATAAAAAAGAAACCTATAACTAAATACAACGCAATTAAGCAAAAAGTTATAGATTCAACTTATAACTCTCTTACAAAAATGGTTGCTAAGGATTCCGTATTATTCTCTCAAATTGTAACTAGGGAGATTTCACTTTACATGCAACAAGTTCAAGATTTAATTGAAGAAGAAACAAAAGATGAAAATGGTAACAAAAGCGGAGTACCTGGAATGGACCAAGAGGGAGAAGATCCGGATGATCAACCAGGTATGGGCCAAGGTTCCGGACAAGGAGACGGTAGTGGAGATCCAGAAGGAGAGGGCGAAGGAGATTCTCAAGGAAATGGACCTCCTTCGGGAGGAACTGGAGCGGGCAAAGGCCCTTCATCAGGTTCGCCATCCCCAAAAGGGTTTGAGAAAAAAGTTGATGATATAATTAAGCAAAGTCAAAACAAACTAGATCAAGCAATGAAAAATGCTGAAAAAGAAATCAAAGAAATTGAGGACTTGCTAGGAAAAGACGCTGCTAAAGAATTAAGCGACACTGACTCAAATTTCTTAGAAGATTTTAATAGATTGAAAGCATTATTGAAAAAAGTTACCTTTAATAAAGATAACATAAAAACAGTATTGATGAAAATCCTAAATAAGTCTCAAAATTACTTTTCTAAAAATGCGGTAACCATTGAAGAAAGTATATTTGATGCTGAAGAATTAGAAGAATTGTTTGGTTTAGAATATCTTCATCCTATTTTCAGGAATGCAGGAATAATGGATATTGGTAATGAAGGAAAGCTTTATACCGGTAAAATTGACTTGTATTTAGATTGTTCTGGATCTATGAGTAGTACTGCCAATTTTGGAGGTTCTAACATAAAAATGTCTGAATTAGTAAAAGGAATTGCAATCATTCTTTATAGAATGAATATGATTGATAGATTATTTTTCTTTGACACAGGTCTTTATGAGATTAAAAATATCAATGAATTTACTATACTATCTTTTGATAGAAGTGGAGGAACTGATTTTGATCTTGTTGTAGATCAGGCTTTGTCAACTAAAAGAAATTCAGTCGTAATTACTGATGGTGAAGACGGAGTTAGCAAATACGCTAAAAATGTATTTTGGATTGGTATTGGAGGAACTAAGTTTCAAAGAAATGACGAATTCAAAACATACAGAGCATTAAGACAATGCGTCACTTACAATCCGTCAACAACTAATTTTGACTATTGTAAATAAATAAATATAATGCACGAATGGAGTTGAAAAAGAAGAATGAAAAAGAAAGTGTTGAAAGTGTGTTTTTTTGCCCAACAGGCACGCCAAGTTCAAAGAATAGTAGGCAATGGACTGGGAGAAGATTTCTCCCATCCAAAGCTACAACTTTATGGCGAACAGAAACAGAGCAATGGTGGTTAGACAATAAAAAAAGATTCGAAAAAGACTTAATTGGACTCGAAAAACCTTATTTAATTGGAATCCACTTTGTGAGAAAGAGTAAGCATAAGTTTGACTTTGTAAATCCTGTACAGACAATTCAAGATGAAATGACTAAACATGGATACATTGTTGACGACAATTGTGATGAGATGATGCCTTTTCCTTTAAGTATTAAAGGTCAATGGTTTTCTTATAGCAAAGACAAGCCAGGAGCTTACGTTAAAATTTTCAGAGATAAAAACGAGATAGAATCAATTTTGAATCTATTAAAGATTAATCCTTAATAATACCACATGACAACAACAGAGTTATTAGCATTAGCTAACAGAACTTTAGAAAAAAACGCAATGACAGCTTTTGCCGATGCATTGCGAGAAAAAAAGTTTACTCATATTAGAAATATAGCTGAGAGATGCATTGACAAAGCAAAAGATGCCTTGATAGAGAATGCAATTAGAGAATATTGCGACCCGGTTGTAACTTCTCATTATAAATTAGCAAATGACTTAATGAATGAGACATTAGAGTTTATAATAGTTAATTCAGAAGTTAATTAATGATTGCTGATCACAACCTGCAAATCCCCGAACAAGAGTACAGGGATTTAGCTTTGCCGTCATATAGCATGTTATCTGGAATATCAAAAGGAGGAATAGATGTTATGACTGGAGTGAAAAACAGCATTTTTGTGCTTAAGTTTGGAAGCTTAGTTGATGATATGTGTTTTGATACACAAAAAGTGAAAACTAAGTATCATCTTGCTGGGGCTTTAAAAAGTCCAACTCCAAATGTTAAAGGAATTGTTGACCAAGTAATTGCGTCAGTTTTAGCCGGAGAAAATGAAGATAGTTCTTTTAATATCGTAAAGAAAAAGAAAATGAACTCGCTTTCATCAATAGCTATGGATCTGAATAATTATGGAGATACTATTATGCTTGCCGCAAAAGTTAGTAATGTTTATCAAACTTATAGTAGAGAAAAAGTAATTTCTACTGTAGTTTCTGCAGGACAAGCTTATTTTGAAGACTCATTAACCTCAAGAGGAAAGATTCTTATAAAGAAAGAGATGTGGGATAAAGCAATGGCAACTTCAATGACTCTTGCTACGCATCAATTTTCTAAAGGATATTTTGATATCGTTCCTGGAATTGAATTATTTTACCAATATAAATTTGTAACAGAAGTAAAAGGTAGGAGAACAAAAGGAATGTTGGATATTCTTAAAGTTGATCACAACACAAAAACAGTTTATCCTGTTGATTTAAAGACAGGAGAATTACCTGTATCTAAGTTTCCTGAAATAATGCTAATGTATGGATATTATATTCAAGCAGGATTATACAGAGAAGCCATAATGAGTATAGTTGAATCCGATCCTGATTTAGCTGGATACACAGTAGCTCCATTTGAGTTTTTGTATATTTCTAAAGAGAATCCTACAAAACCGTTAATTTATACTGTTCCTGAAAGAATGCATCACGCAAGCTTAGTTGGTTTTACAGATAGATATGGCACAAAACACAAAGGAATTGTATCTTTATTGAAAGAGTACTACGACTGCAAAGAAGGCATGTTTTGTCAATACACAGAAGAGGAATATGATCAAGATGGTAAAATACCATTTGAAGAAGACTTAATAAAAGAAATTTACGATGAAAATTAAAAATGTTAGATTAACTATAACTCCTACAAAGAGTTCTACTTACTTTCTTCCAATTTTAAATTCATTAATCAATTTTAAGTTTTTGCATCTTTTACAGAATTCATACATAATGAATTCTATTGAAGAGGGTTGCTTTAGTGTCCTTTACAAATGGAATGGAAAGCCAGATTTCACTGAATGGGAAACTGAACTTATGAATCATCACTTATTTATTGGTCATGAAGACTATGATGAGTATGTTTTATATAAGTTTAAACTGCCTAAGAACGCTCAAGAGCTTCTTAAATTGTTTATTCAAGGAAAGTATAGTGAATATCCAGATATCGCTAAAAATGCAGTAAAAAGCTTTTTAGAAAGTAGAGGATTCTTGAATGCTGATAAAATATTTAGAATAATGAATCTTGATGAAGATTTAAGATTACAAATGCAACGGGATTCAGGCACTACAATTCCCAAGGGGAATGAATTGTCTACTCCGCCTGACATAGAAGCGGAGAATTTTATGAATTCAGTAAAATTTCTTTCAAGTAAAGGAGTTGCTGAATTTGGTTGTTAACTTAAAATCTTAAATTATGTTTTTAGTAAAAAAGGCTACGAAGCCACTAGGAATTGGAAGTATAGTCGCTGTTTCAAAAGAAAAACTTGATACATACTACAAAAAAAAGTCAGGAGGATTTAATGATAGATTAACCGGTCAAAGATATATTGTATTATCCAAAATAAATTCTTGTGATCAAAAAATAATAAGAGTACTTAATATTCACACATTATCAACTCAGGATTCAAATACAATTAGATTTTTGACTCCAAAAAAGTTAAGATTAACTTTTTTAGCCTTATCAGCAATTGAAGACGCTAAGCAATCATACACATCTATATTTGGGGAATCAGGAAAAAAAGACGTTCAAGAAGATTTATTGAGAGTTTATGGAGCCAGTATTTCTAAAATATAGACATGGTAAAGAAATTACACTCCTTGAATTAATTGAGGAGTGTGAACTTGAGCAAAAGATGAAAGATGAAGAAGAAAGCGCAAGTAGAAACAGCGAAAGAAAAAGAGAACAGGATTCAGAAATGGAGAAGTAAAACTTATAGTTGGGATAAAACTGACATGAAATATTGTCTAGATAATGGCTTATCTATATATCCTGCTTGTCAACCAAACGGTAAATTAAAATTGTTTGCTCAGCAAGGAGAAAGATTTAAACCATTAGACAATAAGTTATATGGACAAAATAATGAAGAAGAATGTCTTGAATACACAGTAGCTATAATTTTAGCGTATAGCGAATACGCTGACAAAATAAGATTAAAAAAGAAAGAATGATTGGATCTGAGTTTGAATTAAATAAAAGAACTTACGTTTTAATTAAAGAAGAAAATAAAGGGCACTGCACAGGATGCGTGTTTGAGAATATTCATGATAAAGACAAAAATCTTTGTTATTTAATTTATTCTACAAAAGCAAGCTCTGATGAGAATAAAATGTGTCAATCTTTTGATGCAATATTTGCTGAAGTTTTTCCTGAAGTAATAAAAGGCGTTAAAAAAAAAATATCGTTATGATTGGAGAATTATATACAATGAATGGTTTAAGAACCAAGCTTGTTGAAGAAGAGTCAGCAGGCAGTTGTCTTGGATGTTGTTTTTCAGAAGTAGATGAAGATGACTGCCATAATGAATGTTTGTTTCATTCAAAAGAAGGAGAAAGTCTAGAGTGCGGAAACGTAAACGGGATTTACAAAAAACTTGATTTAAAAAAAGGACTTAAAAAAAAAATAAACTTAAATTAAAACTTACCTTAAATGGAAGAGAATAGATATTCTAATAAGTTCAAGAAAAAAAACGAACCTATCAAAGAGAAAAAAAGTAAAAATCTTGAGGCTCATAAAAAGCCTAAGTACAAAAACAAATTTGAAGAAGATTAGTATGTTTGAAAAAAGAAAACAAATAGAAATGCCATTTGACGAAAGTAATTTGGAAGAATTGACTGATCCTAAGAAATTTAAGTATGCTACGAGAATTTATTTAAAATCTTATGGAGATTTACTTAGATTGAATGCTGTTGGAGTAATTACTACAGAAGATACTAATCAATTAGTATTAGCAATGCCGCTTCATGAAATTTATCATTTAGTTTCAGCTCACAAAGCTAAATTATACAGACTTAAAGTTATTGAAGATGTTGATTAAAAAGCGAGAAGAAAAAAAATTAAGATATGAAAAAGAATGGTTTATGTCTGAAATTAATTTGAATGGCAAAACTTATTATTCAAAAGATGGTTTTTTATTTAGTCACTCTAGACAAGATAGAACTACATTGAATGATATAGTAAAGAATCAAAGTATAAATACACTTCAAGTGTTGTCTATTGAAAACAACAACGGAGATGTAGTTTCTTTAGGTAATAATTACAGTCACATAAGTTTAAGTATAGTAGAAAGAGTTTTAATTCTAAAAGTAAGTCCTAGATGAAGTTAATTTACATGCAAGACACCATAGATCTAATTGAAATTAGAAATGGCAAAACAGAGGCCCTAGCTATTATAGCAAAGGGCACTGTTATTCCTGGAGTAGAAGACTCGAACGAGAAGTCTTATTTATTAATAGAAGAAAAAGAAGAAGATGTACAAGAAAATTTACAAGAAGGACACGAATGCGAATATTAGATTCCTATGCGTAAGCACTTTTGAAGATGGATTGGCTCAGACTTCAGGCATCGAAGGAACTGATAATCCTGTAACTCATAGAAAATTTTGCAAAGGAAAAAACATTGGGAAATCCAATGAAACATCTCCGTCAGAGCAAGCAATATTAGAAGGAGAGGCAATTATTAAAGACAAGTTAACTAAAGGGTATTTTGAAACTATCGAAGAGGCAGGCAATGAAGAAGTAATTTTACCGATGCTTGCCCACGATTATTTTAATCATATCAAAAAGGTAAATTGGAAAGACAATTGGTATGTTCAGCCTAAGTTCGATGGAATGAGATGCCTTGCATTTGTAAAAGCAAGTGGAAGTGTTAAATTAATTTCTAGGACCGGAAAAGAAATCACCACTATGAATCACATTAAAAAAGAACTGTCTAAACTAAAAATAGATATAATTCTTGACGGTGAACTATATGTGCATGGAGAGAATTTTCAGGAAAACATGAGATACATTAAGAAATATGTATCTGGATTGTCAGAAAGAATTGACTTTCACATCTATGACACAATCAACGAAGATGCATTCATAAAAAGATCAGAAAAAGTGAACAATATTTTAAACTCAGGAATAGAGTTTAAAAGCTTAAAGCCGGTATTTAGTTGCACTTGTCTTGATTATGAAGCATTAAAAATGTACCATAAAAACTTTATTGGTCAAGGTTACGAGGGTACAATGCTAAGAAAAAGAAATTCTTTGTATAAAGTTAATGGCAGAAGCCAAGACTTACTTAAATACAAAGACTTTAAAGATCTAGCTCTACCAATACTTGATATTGTTCCTTATGACACAAATCCTTCAATAGGAAGTCCAATATATCATTGGCCAGGAGCAAGAGGGCATGACTTAGGTCCAGATATTTTAGGATCAGGAATAAGAGCAAGTCATGAAAAAAGGAAAGAAATGCTTGAAAACAAGCAAAATTACATTGGTAAAATTTACGAAGTAAGATTCTTTGAATACTCTGATAAAGGGGTTCCAAGATTCCCAATTACAATTGGAGAAAGGTTAGACAAGTGATGACTTTAGAAGAAATAGTAATTAAAGCAGCATTAATGCTACCAGAAGAAGGTTATTTGTTCATTGAAAACAATATAAACAAGAATCATAAATTTACCGTAAAGGCAAATAAAAGAGTCTTAATATATATTGGTTTAATAGATCATAAAAATACAAAAAGGATAGTAATGCAAAGAAAAAGCACTAATTCTAATTTTACAATAACCTCTCATAAATTTTTTAAAAGAATACGCAGAAAGACATGGACGCAATTCATGGTTCACGAAAGAAAAAAATTAATATTATAAAACAAAAAAAACATGTACACAGAAGCTCAATTAAACGGAATGACTAAAACTCAAATCATTGAACAAACTTTAAAATTATCAAACAAAGTTGAATCTCTTTCTTCTGGACCGGTAACTGCAGACACAATCAAAGCTGCCTACTTAAACTTAAAGAAAGAAGGCGCAGATATTGCTGAGAGAAGACAGAATTCTCAACAAGCACACAAAGAAGCGTTAGCTGAAATTGAAGCAAATAAAGTGAAAGCTATTGCTGAAATGCAATTAAAATTTTCTTCTACTGATGGCCAAGACGCTAAAGAATTAGAAAAATTATATTCTGATTTAGAAGCTAAATCAGTGAAAGCCATTAAGGATTTAACCTTTGGTTTAGAGAAAGCTGAAAATGACGCTGCTGTTGAATTAGCTAAATTGGCTGAGAAAACTGAAAAAGCTCAATCAAAATATGACGACTTAGTTAAAGACTTGACTGCTAAAGAGAAAGCTTTAGTTGACGCTTACATTGCAGACACAGATGCAAAAACTGTAGCTCACAGACGTAAAATGGAACAATTGCAATATGACAATTCTATTGCATTAAGAGATGGAAACATCGAATTCATGGAGAAACTAGCAACTTCTGTTGGAATGGAGCTTATTGATATTGAAGAATTAGAAGTTTTGAAAGAATTTAAGAAAACTGATAATGACGCAATTAATGAAATTGTTAAAGTTGAAGTTGCTGAAGCATCTCAAAAGATTTATGCAGCTGAAGGAGCTAAAGCATCTGCTTTGAAATATGCTTCAGACAGCGCTATTGCTTTATTGAAAAATGACAACAATCACCAAGCAACTACAATTGCTAATCAATTAGCTAGAATTAGTGAATTAGAAGCTAACGCTAAGTTAGTTCCTTCTCAAATTGCTGCCGCAGTACAGGCTGCTCAGTCTTCAGTTACTGTTAATCAAGATTCTGGCAAAAAATAATGTCTAGGATTTGGATAAAATCAAAAGGACTAATGCCAAAAAAATTATTTATACAGCAAAGTGTAAATAAAAAGGCATTAGTCTTATTTGGACCATATTTCTCTAAACAAAGTCTTGGCTTTGGAATGCAAAATATAGAGTTCAAATTGTGTGAAGTTACCGGTAACTATATCAGAATAACTCCACTTTAATAATGTGTGTCGCGTAGTTCAATAGGTAAACGTTGGTCCGAAAGTTCCAAAGATATAAGTTCGAATCTTGTCGCGATATCTTAAAATAGAAGGTGTAATAGCATTGGTAGCTTTACTTAAATGACTAATCTCCGATTGCGGATACACAGAAAAGCGGCCTGGATATTTGAACAAGTGTTGTATGGCAGAGAGGCTTAATGCTGATAAATCTTAAGGGCGATACCTAAATGGTGACAAAGCGCTCACGCAGGTTCAAATCCTGTTGCAACACCTAATAATAAAACAAATGGCAAAAACAAAATTACAAGAATTTGTTCTTTCAGCTGTAAAGGATAAGAAACAAGGAAGTAGTAACGAAATTTTAATTATAATAAATACTATGGATGAAGCTCGTCAAGTAATAGAGATGATGAATAAAATAGGAATGTGTTGTAATTATAACGCTTGGATAGATAACACTAATTCTAGCGGATTAAACGGATTTAAACTTCACAAGTCAGATCACATGTTAATAGATGTTTACGACAAATCTGTTACTTATAGTGGACGTAAAAAGTTTTCAGAAGTAGTAGCGGAGAAATTAGCATACATTAATGCAAAAGACTATACAGTAAAAAGAGAAAGAAAAAAACTATCACTATGATCAAACTTGAAACAGATATCAAACAGAAAATATCAAACGGAGAATTAAAAATATTATTTAGAATTAAATCTAATAATGAGTTACTTCAAATGATAAATAAGTTAAACGAAATAGGGTTTTGCGAAAACAAAGAAGGATGGGAAAAAAACAAAATCAAAGCCAAAGAAGTATTTGATTCTCAGCAATCAAATCATATAGAATTGAATACTTTATCAAGAATGGTTACATACAGTTCAGTTCTTAAATTTGAAAAAGTTGTAGGTAAAAAAGATGTTTCAGTACTTGAAACTAGTAATTATCTAGAAAAACAAGTACGTAAAAAATTAAAATTATGAATGTAGATTTACAAGCATTATTAAGGCAACAAGTAAAGCAAATTTATATAAAAGTGTCTTCTGCAAATAATGTTGCGATTATTCTTGACAAGTTGTCAAAAGTTAAATTTTTTACTAACACTAAAGGATGGATATCTAGAAATTCATTTCATTCTTCAAGAGGAACAATGAAGTATTTAGTACTAAATTTAGAAAGCAAAGAAATAGCTTTCAATAGAGATCCTCCAACAGAATTGCTGTTAAAGACTAAGTTATTTGTTAACGAACACAAAGATTTTGTTAATATTGGTCCAAAATTAAAATTGAAATTAGGATGAAAATAAAACAACTAATTGAAATAAAAATACAATATCTAAAAGGAGAGCTAGAAAAGTTAGAAAAAAATCTAGAAAAGGTAGAGCAGGGAATCATACACAACGATAATACGATAAGGAATTGCCCTGATTGTGGAACTAAGAATTTACATTATTATGTAGATACTAATAATTGGTGTTGCGCATGTTGTTAGAAAAAAGAAAACAAAAAACCACATACCATTGCAACTGGTGGGGTTATCTTCATGTAAATGGAACTATACAAGTCAAAAGCTATTATTCTGATTCTCAATTACAAGAAGCAAGAGAAAGCGACTTTGTAAAATCAATAGTATATCCATTTAATGCGAAGAGCAGAGAAGAAGCAGGAGTAATAATCACTAAAAAATTAGAAGATGCAAAGTCAAGAAATAGACAACAAAAAAGCGTTAGATCGTTTAAAACAATTAATCTTACTTATTCCGGAGAACAAAGAGTCACTTCTAAAGGACTTAAGTGCCTCTAGTTCTGCAATAGATGTAAAACACGAAGCAATGCAGGTTCTTCAAAAACACATGTTCTTACCAAAAGAAGAATGGGAGTTTGAAGTAATTTCAATTATGTCCGGAGTTCCATGTGAAAAGTTAAAAACATTATTTAATTTAGCTAAATTGAAAGTGGTTTTAAATGAAACTATGAAAAACTTAATGAAAAAATAAAAGCAAAACCCTCAACTGACACAAAGTCTATTGAGGGTTTTTTTTATACTTACCAAAAAAGGGAGCGATATCTGTATGATATTAGCTCCCTTTTAAATTACTTACCGAATTCTATATCTTAAGTCTCAATTCTCATATTGAAAAAGAAGTGTTTTAGTTATTTTGCTGAAATCTCAATGCAGTCTCTAAATCTTTCTCTAAGAATGACGCAATAAATGGCGTTGATTTTCTTAATTTAACATAAAACTTGTTTCTTCCTTTATTTATTCCTGATTCATAAACTTCAGTTGGACTAAATGCTTGAGAAATTACAGCTAAATTTCTATTAACTACTCCAAGAGCAGCTGTTGGCGAAGACATCAACTTTATACCTTCTCTAGGATTCAAGAAATAAGTAAGTTCACTTAATTCTTTACTTAAAAGGTATCTTGCCATTAAAGTTTCGTCGTCAGGTTCGTCGTCAAATCCACCGGCTGCTGTGTAAGCTAATAAAGTAAGCGATATCATTCCTATTTCAGCAGCCATTCTCTTCATGTTTGCTTTTTCATGCTTATTCATTTTGCTAAAATTAGCACTAATCATTTCTAATTGAAATCCTTTTCCAGATTTAACTAACTGAGCTATGAACCTAGCGGCTGTAGTATAATATCCTTCTTGATACTGCTTAAGATCTTCTGAATAATATCTATCAGTTTCTTTTAAGTCGTCAGACGCTACAAATGCCTTAGATACTCCGCGAAGTCTTCTTGTTGCAGATGGCTCTATCCATTTTTTCAAGAAAAATAATAGTTTTCCCCACCATTCTCTTTGAGCTGCAGCTTTTATGCTTTCGTCATAAACACCATATAAATCTACAGTTTTCTTTTTAATCAAACCTCTTATATCTAGTAGTATTTTATCAGATCCTCCTCCTAGTGGAGAAAATGTAGTAGCCTCTACAGAGGATTTAAGTTGAAGTTTAACTCCTCCTTTTCCGTCCGGAATGAATTCAATCATTTTATCCATTGGAGCAGCTTCTTTCTCACTTGCGACTACTTTCCCGTTTACATCAATAAACTCTCCTTTTTTATTTAAAGCTTTAATACTATTAAGAACAGCATACATTGTCTGACCTTGCATCATGTGCTCCCCTCCGTGATCTAAAACCCTTAAACTATGAAGAGACATTAATGATTTAACTTTATTTGTATCGCTAAATTTATTATTTAATGCTGAAGCAGACCCCATCACATTAAAATAATTCATCAATAGATTCGTCTTAGATGTTTCAACATTAGAGCCTACATCTGTGATTATAGCTCTTGCATCGCTCCAATAATTAACCTTAGCTTGCTTCCAATCACTCATGTTATATGTTTCTCCTCCAATAGCTTCTATTATATTAGAAACAGTACCTGAAGTAGCATTTATTATTGAATTTAAGTAGTTACCAACTAACGATACATTACTTGCGTATCCCATATAAGTAGACATTGCTTTTTGAACATTAACTCCGTGTATTTCTCCGGCGTTTTTTTCTTTAATTCCATAGATTCTATTTTCAGCCATACTAATAGCTTTCTTTACATCATTAGGCATTTCGTCAATATTCTTATTTACTTGAATTCTTTTTATTCCGGAAAATCCATGTACTTTAGCAAGTCCACTGAGTCCGTCATAATCTGGAACCATTCTTTTACCCATTACATCTATAATAGTATTTATTGAAGCTTCAATTTTCTTTTTTTGCTCGTAATTTTTAGCTCCTTCTAAATTCATAAGAAGAATTGAATGAAGGTCAAAGCTTTGTTCTTTTACATCAAGTTTAGATCTATAAGGAACAGGAACATTTAACTTTTCTTTATTGGTTACATCAGCAAATACTTTTTTAAAGTTATTGTCTTTCTCATTAACGGCTCCAATTTCAAACTCATCTTCCTTTCTTTGAAACATGTCTGTCAATTTATCAATAACTGCTCCTCCAACCTTACCTTCAGTAAGTCTTTCCATTGATGATTTTGTTACCCCAGGAAGCATATATACCTTAGAACCAAATACGTCTGATATTAATGAAGTTTTAGATTCGTATAATTCATCAGCTTCTTCAATCATTTCTTTGAATATATTTAATTGCTTAAAATCTTCTTTAGACATTGAAGCGTATTTAGGACTTAACCATTTGTCGTGAGGTTCAAGGCTAATTCCTTCTCCGTAATCTACTTCTTGAGTATTATCTTTAATCCATTCTCTAAGTTCATTTTTAGCTAATGATTCTTTAATAGGCATATTATATTTAATACCTCTAATTTCATATTCCATAAATTCACCAACAATGGTTACTTTTTTTATATTCTTATCAAGTACTAAAGTTTTAGTAACACCTTTAACAGTATAATCTAGTCCGTTCCAAGTCACATCTTTAAAATGTTCATTATATTGATCAGGATCATTTGCCATTTTAGCAATTTCAAAATATTGTTGATGAAATTCCGGTAAATACTTTCCAACTAAACTAGATTCTCCTTTGGCATTTTGTTCTATAAAACCACCATATTTCTTTTCCATGCTAGATTCATTATGATTTTTAGTGAATTCATCATATTGAGATTTTATTTCTGAAGCTTTTGATTGAATATAACCTGAAGTTTCCATATCTGCAGCGTCGGCCATTCTTGATATAACTTGTATTTCAGTAGAACTAATGTTTTTTTCATTTGCAAACACTCCAGCAAACATAGAAATATCTTTAATAGATTTTTCAGCCATTCCTAAGTAAAAATTAAAAGCAGCATTATCGATTGACTCTTTATTAATCTCCATTTGCTTAATAACCCATACAGTTTTTGCTTCTTGAGGTTGGGTTCTTTCCCATAGTTTACTATAATGCTCTAAATATTCTTGTTCGTGCTCGTTAGAATTTTTCATAAGTATTCTAGCGTAAATTTGTCTTTGAGCAGTAAGTAATTCTTTATTTACGGATTCTCTCTCGGCATTTATTGAAGCTAGTTCTGTTACGAATGTTTTCTTTCTACCATCTGAAATCTCTCCTCTATCGTGAAGTGAGATAATCATTGTTTCAATCTCGTCTAGAAGTCCAAAAGCTGAATTGTATTCTTTTAGTTCTGCAATAACTTCCGGAGTCATTTTATCACCTCTTTTTAGTTTAGCAATTCTATTTTTCATCAATTTAATTTGATACTTAGACCATTTGTTGTATTTTAATAAGCCGTTTATTTGGCTTGTAGTGCTATACTTTTCTAAAAGATTTTTTAATTCTTCTATTTTTTCAAAAGGAGTCATTTCATTTTTTGCGTGAGCTTTTACTTTTCTTTCAGTTTCTTTTGCCCTTTCAGCAACGCCTACAGGTTTATGCTGTTCAAAAATAATAGAAATTCTAGCCTGAACTTGTTCATAAACTGATTCTAAACTAGTTTCAATTTTAGTTTCAATTCCAGTTTCTTCATTTATAAATTTACCAACTCTTTGCTCCATTGACTGGTCATTTAAGTTTTCAAGTAAATCTTGATTAACTCTTTCGTCAAGCAACTCTTTTGTTAAAGATTCAATAGCGTAAGAATCTAATCCAAATGTTCTACGAAGATAGTCCATAACCCAATTACGAAACGATTCCCATGCTGATTTAGTTTCAGCGGAAGTTCTTTCGTCCCATATTTCAGATCCTTTTCTACCTATAGCTGTTGCTAAAATTTCTTTATGCAAATCATCTTCCATAAGCTCAGGATAAAGCGCTTTTACTTCTGACCATAACTTAGTACCTCTAAGAGAAGATAATCCTTTCTGAAGTCTAGGATTGGCTAATCCTTTAGGAAATGAGTCTATAAATATGTGACTAAACTCATGTATAGCAGTAGTCTTAAATATTTTTGCTGGATTAATTAGTATTACTGGTTTTCCTGCAGCAATAGTTCTAGGATCATTTGAACCAAGCACTCTTGAAGTTTCTACATCTGAATCCAAAATAACATCAACATTCATGTTCTCTTGAAGTAATTCAATTTTTTGAGCAAACGTATTCATATCTTCCTCTAAATAGTCTCCATTTAATTGAGACTTTTCTTGTGCATAGGAAAATCCTTTTGCTTTGTCAATTGCCTGAAAAAGAGCAGTATTTGGTATTGCTTTGTTGTTTTCTTCAAGAAATAATTTTCCTTTAGTTCCATAGTTTTTTTCTGCAAAATCAGAGAACTTTTTATTACTTTTTCTAAATATATTTTCATCTATAATGTTCAAGAACTTATCTATCGCACCATTAGTGCGCATCCACGCTTTGGTGGATGCTTCACTAGTTTTAAATTCACATGATTTCATATTAACAGGTTAATGGGTTTTCACTCGTATTTGTTTCGTCTTCTTCTGACAAAGGTAATGCTTTATTTTCTTTCTCTCTAACTGGAGATAACATATCTTCTTTTAAAAATAATCCTCTAGCTCTAGCTTCATCCATAAACTCATTAATTTGAGCCTTTTGAGACTCACTAATGTTATTTTCAGATATTACCGAGTTAGTTGATTTCTTGTCGTATTGATATTCAACTATGCTACCATTATTGTATTTTGCTCCAAGTTTAAAAGTTCTAACGTAAGTTGGCATGAACTTTTCTTTCTCATTGCCATTTTTATCAACAACTGTACTTTTAGACATTCCTACTAATTTATAAAGAACGGTAGTTTCAGAAGGAATACCACTATATTCTCCATTATCTTTGAAAACTCTTGAAACAAATTCAGGATAAGTTCCAGATCCATCTTTAGAAAGTCCAGTCATAATACCTCCTTTAGTTTCAGTTCCTTCATCGTAAACAAATCCGGTTGATGCAATTGTATTTCCAACTCTCTTGATGTTTTTAGAAGATACTCTTTGAACTATCTTTCTATCGGCAGAAGAGTGTCTGAACATTTGGTCCCTAAAATCTTCACTCAAGTCCATAGCGTTCATTTCTTGATGAATAGCTTTGATGTGTTCTGATACTCCTGCATTAACTAATGCTTCATGAGGAATATGAGTAAAGAATTGATTTAAATTAGTTTTAAATCCAGATTGGCTAAATGCGTATCTAATTAATCTATTTCCTAAAACCCTCTCTTCTTTAACGTTACTTCTTAACAATTCAACCCAAGCTCTATATATTTTATTGTTATAAGTCTTAGGCTTATTCTTGCTACTAATTTTCAAGAAATTATATCCCGCAGAACTTTTTATTTCTAGTTCTTGTATTAAGAAATTAGTAGATCCGTCTTCTTTCATTTTATATATATCTTCCGGAACTTGTCTAAATAGTAGATCAATGTCATTTAAGTTTTCTTTGAAAATTTCAAGTCCAGACATAGCGTAAGAATAGAAGTCAGCAGAAATGCTTTTTATAAACTCTTCATTTGTAGATAACGCTCCCTTTCCAGTTCTTTCAGACATGTTATTTATTGTTGATTGAAGAGTTGGATTTGCAGATATGAATAAATCATTATCTACTACTAACTTGTTAACCCAATCAATACCATTTTGTCTATAAGTACCAGTAAATGTATCTTTAAATTTATCAACGAAACCTTGAATCTTATCGTTGAATAATACATTTTCGTACTTATTTTTAGCAACCATCATTTGAGCAAAATCTCCTGCATCAGGAGTTTTAGACGCTCCTACAGCTTCGGCAAAGAATTTTGATTTTTCTTGAAAGTACTCAAAAATATTAAGAGTTTCTTCTTGCATCGCTACTTCTTCTTCAGTGAAATTACTCATATCTTTATCTTTGCTGAACTTTTTAATAGTCTCTTCTAATTGTTTAAAAGAGTATTTCTTAAGATAGTTTTCAACATCAATAGCGTTGATAGGTTTTTTTCCTAATCCATTTGACTTTCTTACAAACTCAGTAGCATTAAATCTTTCACCATCAATTTCTAATTCTTGAGAAGTTATACCTTCTGAATTTTTTGTCGTTCTAGTCATCTCAGAAAGCATTGGCTGAGCAATAAATCTATTTACCCATTCAACTGGAGTACCTGCGCGCAGCAACATAAATGTAACTCCTGAAGTTATTCCATTGTGATTTCCTCTAGAGATATATGGATCTTTAGCAATATCTACGTAAGCATTTAAAAATGCTGAGATTGCATCTGCAATAGCGTGTCCGTCGTTTATGTCATATTCATTATCAAACTTTGTATTACCAAAATTATCTTTGGCGCCTATACCTAAGTATCCGTCAAAAGTTATATTTTGATGTCTATTTACCATGTGATCTACAAGTTGATTAGCAGTTTGAGCTACACCAATCTTTCCAGATAAGTATTCAAATTTAGTTTTCATTTGGTAGGTAGGAGAATAAAAAGTCAAATCTTCCAGAGAAGTCTCCGGAAACATTCCAACAATATCGTCCTTGAAAAATGAAGCATCAATAGACGTCATGACCTTATCGTAAGCAGATTCGCTCTTAAGAATTGAAGAGTATAAATCAATTAATCTATTCTGAACAGCCTTCATGCTTTTTGAATTCTCATCATGCGGAACAGCAGTTACTTTTCCAGTAGTTCTATCTACGTGAAGATTTGGCATCATTACGTACATTTTATCAATATCAAAATCCGAACCAGTCTTAGCCGGAACAGCATCGTATGCGATTATTGAATCTCCAACTCCAGGAGGAAGTATACCTACAATTTCCATCGCGTCATTAGACGACATTCCTTGATTAGGAATCCTGTATGTAACTAACTGCAAAGCAGAAGGATCTATCATAGCCATTAACTGCTTACCTGACATTCCATTCCAATCAGTTCCTTCCGGAAGTAATTTAAGTAATGCTGAGTGAGGCATAAAACATTGTCCAGGCATGTAAGTCTTGGTTGCTTTGTCATAGTGTGGCGGTTTCAATCCTTTCTTATCGTAATTATCAGACACAATCTTAATACCAGATTTCTCTGTATCGCTAATCGCGTCGAATCCAAACTGGCTAACTTGAATAAATGAACCACCATTAGTGTAAACCTTTGTCAATTGTTTATTCATCATAGACATGAATACGTTCTCAACTTTATTTCTAATTTGAGGTATTGCGTCAAATGGTAAATCTTTTTCAAGTGCTGCAAGTATGTTGTCATTTCCACCTCTTGATTTAAACTCAGATATAAGAGAAGAGTAAACTCTATCCATATTATTTATCTTCATTTTACCAGTAGATGCGTCTTCTTTAATGTCAAACTCTTCCATCAAACTAGCTTTACCCATGTCAGATAAATTAGATAACGTAGAGTGTATCATTTCAAGAATTTTATCTCCTTGAATTTCTTCTCCATTAAAGTTGTAAATTCCATTTACATCTATACCGGCCAAGATGTTCTTTTGAATTTGTGACCCAACCATTGTCTCATGAGCAAGTTTTGTAGGAAGATCTTGTTGTAGTTTCCAACCTCTATTTTTTAAAGGAACAGGATTTAATTCAAAATCAACTTTCATGTCTCCATTTGGTTCGTGAATTAGTGTAGGAGCAGTAGCTCCAACTTTAATTCCATCAATAGTCACAACTTCGTGTATTTCATCTTTACCAGAAAGAGTATTTCCGTCTTTATCCTTTGTCATTTTATCCAGCAAAGCTTGCATTGGAGTTCCTTTTACTAGCTGAGGTATAAGTACTGCTTGAGAGTATTTAAGATAAACAGGGACAGTAGAATTAAGCTCAAAGTAAACTCCTTTCATTGGCTGAGCAACTAATTTCATTTCATTTTTAGATAGCTTTTGACCTACTTTTCCATTTTTAGGATTAACATACATCATTTTCTCCCAAGCAGATTGATGAGATTCAGGACCAGTAGTCCATTGACCTAATCTTTCCTTAAGGAATTTCCATCTTCTTGGGGTAATCCAGGCTTGAGCATCAGTTGAGTTTACCCCACCTTTATTGTATGCGTCAGCAATAGACTTGTCTTTTACAGACTCTCTAATTAAATCTACATATCTAGAAGATATTTCAACTCCTTTCACAGTTGCTTGATTAAAATACACATGGTCATTAAGTGATAGAAACAATTGTAATCCATCAGTATATGACGCCGGAGTTCTCTTAATCATGTCAGACATGTTTTTAAAGTATGCAGGATCTCCTAAGAATAATTTGTTGTACTCAATTGTATTTATAATACTATTCATAAAGAAGTCTCCAGACATTGCACGAACCGGATCTCTAGAACCTTCATAAGCTCCAATTATATTCTCATCAACAGACAAGTTTGTCGCAACTTCAGCAGTGTGAATAATTCCCATGTCGTCCATGTTCTTTAAATTCTCATCCAGTCTAGTTACTAATGCTTTTTTTATTGATTCTTTAACTATAGCTTTTTGTTCATTAGTCATTCCAGAAGTTGAGTACATTCCATTTTCTTGACCCAACGGTAATCCGTCTTTGTATAATGTAATATATTCTAAAGAATCTTTATCCATGTTTTCTGGAGATAAGCTAGGAAAAGTTTGTGATTTAAGTCCATTAGGAATTCCTTTACCTGTAGTATGATAATGCACTATTAATTTTTCAGGACTCAAAGTAGCTAATTCATTGCTAACTTTTTTCATTCTATTATACTCATCTTCAAAGTAATCAGATAAAACAGTTAAGGTCTCATCATTAATATACCATTCTCCATCAACATAATCAATTTTGGAATCAAAAGTTGGCATGCCTTCAATCTCAATCTTTCTACCTTTATCAGCAGCAAGAAGAGTTTGTGCGTAATTTTTTCCTCCAGCTTTGTGGCCAAGAGTTTTAGCGATTGCGTTATTAAGCGCATCGACAGGTGATATTTCTTTGGTGTCTTTACCGTCATTTTCCCCTTTAGATTTGAATGAACTATCTAGTCCAATTTGTATTTCTGAGATTCTTCTTTTTGATTCCTTTTCTCTTTTGCTTGCATTTGAAGCTATTAAAACTCCTTGTCTACTTTTCTCTGCATTAAGCAAATATTTAAGCCAAAGAGAACCTTTATGATAAGCACTTACCGCAAGTTTATCTAATTCAGAAGCGTCTCTCTTCCATTCGTTTATTACGTTATGTAAGTAAGATGGGTTTGAGTAAGCAAAATAACTTTTACCATTATTAGCAAGAACATTGTTTTCTGCCATATTTATTTCAAATAAAGCTTTTGCTCTTGATAATAATTTTACAACTTCCTGATTGTCAAATGGATTCACTTTTTCATCTCCAGCAATCAATGATGTATTTGGATCAAGTATGTATTTAAGCATATAGTCAGTTGACTTAAACAAATCAAGTATTGACTCAACAGCTTTTTCTTCTCCTCCTGTCATTCTCATATAAGAAATAACATCGTTATTAGTTATTTCGGCGCCAAGACCGTTGAATAAATCAACTACTTTTGGTATTTGCAACATAACTTGTCTCATTTGAACTGGATGCTCTTGGCCAGCTATTAATTGACCAAAATCTCTCATATTCTCAGTAAGAGCAATCTTAGTTTGAGCGATAGCGTCCCTAGCGTCGTCATTTAATTCATATCCATTAGTGAATGTCTTAGCGAATTTAACTCCCCACTGACCTCGTATTTTACTGTCTCTTGAATTGGTAGAAGTAGCATTGATTATTTTATACTTATTTGTAGTTTTATCTACCTCAGTTACATAAAAGTTAAGTTTTGATTTAGCAAAAGTTTGAACGAATTGAGCTTGTTGATTGAGGTCCATTTTGTTTACTCTTTCTAATAGTCCACCCATCCATGGCTTAACTGAAGCTAAAGCTTTCATTTCAATCTTCATTATGTCTAGCGCGTTGACTAAATCGCCGCCATTACTATTGTGAGATACTATATCTGACAATAATGGCTGAAGCGTACCCCAAACATCATCGAATTCTGCAAACTTAGCTTTACCTAAGAAAGAGTCTCTTTTGTGGCGAATCCTTGGAACAGAAAGATCTTTTACATCTTGCTCACTAAGATTTCCAATAACTTCTCCTTTTAAATGTCTTTGTCTCAATCCGTTGACTTGAACTTGAGTTAATTTATGTCTTTCAGCAACTCTTTTTGAAGCAGCAGAAAACTCAGGATTACCTTCAGTGTCCGGCAATAAACTAAGAACTAATTTAATTCTTGCTGGAGCTGTTTCTTTTGAATTAGTTTCAAATGATTCAGCAATATTTATTCCTCCTGCCTTATCGTCTTCTCCTAATTCAGTTTCGTATTCTCCTTTTTCATTAAGAATGCTTTGACGATAAGTTAATCCTAATTCTTCAATTTTATTCAACACTTCAATCTTAAAATCTTCTTTATATTTTAAAACCAAATCAGCTCTTCTCAATAATTCTGGATCAGACACTGAATTTTTGTAGTTTTGAATAAAGTTTTCTATAGTAGAGATTACTTTTTTTGGATTTAATTTTGATAAATCTTCAAAGTTCTCAGCCATATTCTCTGTAACAAACGCATTAAGAATTATTTTAGAAACCTCTTCAGATTGATCTGAAGTCATTCCAGGGAACTTAATCTTGTTGATATATTTTCTTATTCCATTAGGAAATTGAAAGTAATACTGATCGTATTCAGTAACTTTGTCTCCTTTGATTACTCTTTTTTTAATCAATTTAGGTTCTCCTTGGTCATTAACTCTAGTAGATATTTTAGAACCTAAAGGTAAATTAATATCTTCTGAATGCCCATTCGAAAACGAAGTAACATAGTCTCCAAAAAGATCTATGAATTTATTTCCACTAATTTTAGAGTACTCAGCAAGTGCCGCGTCTTCTCCTAAGATTCTTTCAAGTTCTTTGTACAGTCCGGATTCTCTCCCATCTGTCTTTGCAAATACTTTACAAGCCATATTTATTATTTTAAATTGTTAAAAAATAGCCCTTCGTTAAAAGGGCTATATATTGTTTTAGAATCCACAACCTGCTTCATCTTGGAAATCATTATAAAAATCTGACAATGAATCTTCCTCGTTGTATTGAGCTAGATTAACATCATCATTGCTAACTTGATTAAAATCAGGAACTTTCTCAGTTTCTAATTGAACATCAAGTGTGCTAGTTGAATTATTAATTTCATCAAGAGCAGATAAATCTGCTTGTTCTTGCTCTATCGCTAATTCATTTGACAAATCTAATGAATTCATTCCCATTAATAGCATTCTTGGATCACTAATTTTAGGTGATTCTGCAGAATCGTCTTTTCCAAAGATATCTTCAATAGTAAGTTCTTCTTCAACAGGATTCTTTGATTGGTAAATTTCTATAGCAAAACCAATAGAATCTTTTATTCTTTTAGCGGCTTCATCTTTATCAGTTACTAATAATGTTCTAGCTTTAGCTCCTTCAAATGGACCAACTAATCCCATAGATTCGAGCATATCAATATATTTTCCAGCTTGATTGTACCCTAATTTCAATCCTCTTTGAATTGCTGAGGAAGAGCCTGAGCCATTTAGAATAACTACTTCTGAAGCCTGAATGAATTTGTCAACTCTTTCTTTATCAGCTAAGCCTGACATGTCTACAAATTCCTGATAAATCTGATTAATCTCTTCATCAGATATCTCTCTAGCAGGAGCTTTTCCTTGCATAGCTTTAGCATATCTTTCGCTAGCTTCTTTAATTCCAGCTTTATTCTTTGCTGTAATTTCAGCTTGTATCTCTTTCTTTCTATCCAAAGGAACTGTATCTATTGCTCTTTGCTCCTCTACAGTAAAATCAGTTATTGACTTGCCATTAATCATCTCTCTGACTAAGTCTTCTCCTGTTGTAGTTATTATTTCTTCAGAACCAACTTCTTCAGTTTTGCCTGTAAATTTACCGGTGTATTTTGCCATTACTTTGGCTCCAACTGACGATGTAGATAAGATTTCATTACCATTAGAAGCTGAGCCTGGAGTGATATTGATTATAGTATTTAATGCAGTCGCTGCATAAACCTGATTACCAATAGTTATTTTTTCATACTTAAGAAGTCCTGATTTAAGTAAAGCTTTGTTGATTAATTTAAAGTCTTTCTTAGGATCTAATTCTTTACCAGTTTTTTCATTAACAACTATCCCTCCATCTTTAATAACTAAGTTAAAATTACTTTTAGAATCTTTCTTAATCACAACTTTTATTTCATTAGTATCCTGCTCAGGCAAGTTCGACATGTCGTCTTGTTTTCCTTTTGCAGCTTTTGCTACTACTGGAGCCGGCTGAGTTTGAACAACTACCTTTGTAGCAGGACCAGAAACTTTCTCTGCATTGTACTTGTCATTAACTGCTTGTTTTGCTAATTCTGCAGTATCTCTTAATATTTCTACAGCAGTATTAGAAGAGTCATAGTATGTTGCGGCGAATTTACCATTGGTTGATTTGTCTGAATACGTACCAGCTTTTTCTGACATCTTTCTTCTTTCAGATTTAGGCTTTCCTCCTGGAACTGGAGGAGTGTGTTGTAATAGTTGAGCTGGATTAGAGACTGGAACTGGTTTAACAGTGTCAGGAGCTTTAATATAAATATCAGTTTTACCTCCAAATAAAGGTCCATTGGTTACCGCATCAGTATTTATCAATCCAGAAGAGATTGCGTAATCTCTATATGCCGGTGAAGATTGCCATAATCCAACATTAAATTGTCTTCTTTTAGTGTTCATTAAAAACTCAACTAGTTTCTCATGATTGAATAAAGATTTTGGAGTAACTTTTAAATCTGCATTACTAAACTTTACCCACTCACCACTAATAAACAACTCTGAAGCTTTCCCTTCAGTTTGAGGAGATACGTATGTAAAGAAATCTACTATATCCATTAGAGAAGGATCTGCTTTCTCCATGGCGTCCAACTCTTCTTTCATTGTTTCAAGAATTTTAAGTCTTGTTTCTTCCTTCATTTGTGACAAAGGAGTTTCAAACTTATTTTCTTTAGTGATTACAGAAGTCAACAATCCTGCTATTATTTCAGCTTCATTTTGACTATGCTTTTTAACATTAAGTTTTAATGGAAATTTAGTTCCATCAGCTTTTGGTACTGATAAAAATATTGTACCTCTCATTGGAGTCTTTGCCCCAGTAGTTCCTGTAAGTAAAGGAAGTGTTAATTGTCTACCTATAAATTCTTTATGACGCTCACCATCCATATTCATTAACTCTCCGAATTCATTTGTGTACATTAAGCTTTCTTCTATAGCTTGAGTTACTTGATTTGGTGATGCTTCAGCTCCTTTTAAATCAAACAATTCATCCATTATTGGACCTAAGTGTTGTAAATCACCAATTTTATTTTCTGGTATTACTCCGTCAATAGCTGGTGCCGCATTAACTTTTCCTCCGTATTGAACAGTTACTTTTGAAGTAGTAGTTTTAGATGGATTAGAATTCATTTGATCTATAAATGCTTTTCTAATAGGAAAATCTTGTCTAGCCCAAGCTGCTTCGTATCCTGAATTTTGCCCTTCAAGTCTAGCTGACAAGAATGCATTTCTTTCATCAAACTCAGTGTCTCCGTCTTGCTTATCTATTACTACTTTTAAAGGAAGGTGATTGTATACGTTTGCATTGATGATTCCATTATTGAAGTCGTCTATAGCTTGTTTTACTAATTGAGGTTGCTTCGCTCCTGCATAAACTACTGTTCCTGGCTGAATAGTAACCTGAGTTCCTATTTTGTTTTTTCCATTCAACATCCAGTCATTGTAATTTTTATTGCCAGTAGCTCCATAAATACTAGTATTCTCTGATGCTTCTGACATTTTTTTCTTAGCAATGTCGCTTTGTTTAACCATGGCTCCATGAATATCAACCTCTTCTCCAGCAAGTTCATCTTCTAAATTTTTTCCTACTGGAATTATATTATTATCTGGAACAGCTGCCGGATTGTTTATAGCTGAAGCCTGTGATTCTTTAGTAAGAGTTGATTTATGCTCGTCTTGCTTAGCTTTAGCGGCACTATTTTTCTCTTCTATAGCTATCTCATCAATTCTTTTATCTACCAACGCGTGTAGTTCAGCTTTCTTTTCTTTTGAAGTTTTTGTGTCTTCATCAATATTAGCTTTAGCCTGCATTGCCTGTTCTACTGATTTAAGACTCTTAACTCTATTTCTCATTTGAACCATTCTTAATTCTGCCTGATGAGATTTAGATTGAAGCTTAATGTTTTCTTTTTGCATCAAGTTTATAGCGTCAGTAAGTAGAGTATGCTCTGTAGCTTTTACTATAAGGTCCTCAGAAGATTGCTCATATCCAGCGCCAATTAACTTGTCGCTATCTTTCTCATCTTTTGTTCTTGGATCGTTTGAATTAAGTTCAACCATTTTAAGATTTAACTTGTCAATTATCTTTTTATTCTTGTCTATTAAGGCTTGTCTGTTTTCTATCTGATACTTTGATTCAGTATTTTTCATTGCAGCTTCGTGAATCTCATTTGCTTTTTTAAGAGCAACTAAATTTCCTTTTGTTGAGAATTTATCCTGATAATGACTAGTTAATTTGTCTGCATTAGGAACTGAATCTTTTATGTTTTGAATCTCCTTAGTAACTTCTTTTGTTCTATTATCAAATGATTTTACATAATGGTCATTTGAAGCCATTTTAGCGGCAATATTACTATCGTACTTATTGGAATGCTTAAGATAACTTTCTCTTATGCTATGAGCTTGCGATATCAAGCTAGGAACGTATTTCTTAAACAATTCAGGATCTAATTCAATACCTAAATCTTTTTCAAATCCAGCTTGCTCAGCTTGAGACATTTTTGACATTCCTTGTAAGGATTCAATATACTCAGCAAATTTTCCGTTATCGATAGCATCTACAGCCATGTGTACTCCAGAACCGTCAATTGCAGCTTGTCTTTTAACCGGATCTCCAGATTGGTCAGCCTTTGCAATTTCATTCTGCATTAATTGAAATGAAGCTCCGCGTCTAGTAATATAATCTCCTTGTATACTAGCATAATTTGCTTCTGCATTTTTTCTTTCTGTAGATTTAAATAATTCAGACGTTCCTTTCCCGGCCGCTTGAAATATATTTCCACCTAATCCTCCCCAGAAGGCAGAAGTAAGCATTTCCTTGTCGCCAATTTTAGAACTTGTTTTTTGATCGTATTCTTTTTCAGTAATCAATCCTGCTTTTAAATCAGAAAGTAATTTACCTCTCTCAGCTACATAATATTGGTAAGATTCTTCCGCACCCTCTGATGCGAATGTCGCACCTCCGGCCATTAATGCTTCTTTTATTCCTGGTTTAACTCCACTTGCAGTTATTTCAGCAATCTTAGATTCCATCTTCATGGACACTGGATTGAATACTTTTCCTAATGCCAAGTATTGAGGTATGTCTTGAAGCAACATCGCCCAGTCAGATCTGTAAGTAGACGAAGCTCCTTCTGATGCCAATTGAGTTGCTTCTTCTTCTGTGAAGTACTCTTTAGTTTTTGGATTAATTCTAGACTGAAGTGATGCTTTTTGTTCGTTAAATACTCCTGAAGCTTCCATAGAGTTCTCTATGTGTCTTGAAACTATAGCTTGAGTAATTCCTTCTGCCATCCATGTTTCGTACTTACCCATTCTTGAAGCTATATCTAAAGATTTGCTGATTATACCGGCTCCTTTAGAAGCAGTTTTACCAAGCATTCCTAATACTTTAGTTGCGGCTCCGGAAGGAATAAGCATAGACAATGATGAAGCAACAGAAACTCCGTTACTAAACCACCATCCGGAATCTCCCATTCCAGAATCTTTTACTTGATGAATAGCCATATTCTCTTGAGCAAATTCACGAGTGTCTTTACCAAGTTCAGTCATCCAGTTTCCCCAGTTTTGCTCTGTTCCTCCAAGATAATCTATAGCACTTCCTATCTCTCCAATATAACCAAGTCCTTCTATAGTACCACCAATAACCTCTCCAATAACAGCTTGCCCAACCATGTTTCTTGCTTGCTCAAACCATCCTTGTTGATTGGCTCTATCTTCATTAAGAGCCTCAACTCCTCCTGGGCCAAGAACTATGTTGCCTCTGTTATAGTCAGTTTTGTAATCTTCAACATCAATACCTACGTGATAATTAACGTCTCTTTTACCTAAGCTTTTTCTATCAATTCCACCAGGAGCAACGTCGTACTCCTGTGGTTTTAATTTTGGTGCTTTTACTGGCGGATCTATTTTTGTACCTTTATCAATTGTCTTAACTGATTCTTCGGAACTAACTATATTAAAATCTTTTTCTTCTGCCATGTTTTTATTTATTATCGTTGATAAGCATCTAGTATGTCTATAACCGCATCTACTCCTCCTGCTGGAAGGCCTTTACTTTTAACTACATCTTTTCCGCCACTTTTATTATATCTGTCTTTGTCTATCTTATAAACTACAAAAGATTCTGACCCTTCATCTTCTTTTCTTATTTTCTCAACATAAAGTAATTGACCGTCCTTGGTTTCTTGATTAGGAATAACTCCATGAGAAAATGATTGTTGATGAATTCCCATTCCTCCTACGTCTCCTGCATAATATGAATTCTTAATCATTCTGTCTCCATCGTTTTTGTATGCTCCTGAATTAACTAAAGATTGTCCAACTTGTCTTTGAAGGATTTTACCTTGCTCTCCTCTTGTTATGGCTCTTGCAGCAAGGAACGTTCCGTCTTTATCTTTAGCAACTAAAGTTTCAATTGGATTTCCAGCTAAATCATAACCATTTGTTGGCATTACGTAATACTTAGTTCCTTTTGGTTGTGCATCTCTAAATTCATCTAACGATGCTCCTGAATTAGCTTCTTTCCACCCTTGACCTCCTCTAGCATTAAATGAATCAGTAAGTGCTTTTTGAGCCGCTCCTGTAACACTTGAATACTTACCTGTTGATGATCCATCGAATGTCTGATAACTTGCTGCTGCAGGATTATCTTTAAGGTAATTTTTAGCTTTCTTTTCGTAAGAATCAGTTTTATCAAGATACTCTCCGTAAGCTTGGTTAATGTTTCCATTTTTAGGAAACAACAATCCTTTGTTAAGCATTACTAATTTTTTTACTTCAAATTTATATGCGCTTTCGTTAGGTATAATCATCATTGAAAGTTTCGTTCTTTGAGAATCAGTAAGTCCTAGCTTTTTTTCTTGAGCATTTCTATAGTCTCTTTGCACTAGTTCTCCTCCAAAAAGTCCTCTAATTTTTTCTCCAAAAGAAGGAGCGTTTTTAAGCATGTTGTCTATTCTATTATCAATGCTAGCGCCTTCTGCCACTCTTCTTCTATCTATATTATTCATGCCTGCATTAGATCTTTCGTAAATTGCATTAAGATTAGAAGATAAATTTTGATATTTAATACCGGCTTGTTGATTTGCATTATTTAATCTATTCCATTCGTCATCAGTTCTTGGATCAATTCCTTTTCCTTTAAGAGCTTCGGCTTTCTTTCTCAATTGATAAGAAGTAGAATCTATTTCTCCTTTAGCTATTCCAAGATTAGATTTTAAATCCTCGTATTTAACAGGAGGAATATCTAACAATCCTGAATCAGCAGCAATAACCATATCGTTTGCAGCTTTCTCGTCTAAACCTCTATTCATCATTGCTATTCCTACGTGATCTGTAACCATTGTATATTTAGCATCTTCTTTTCTGTAAGCAGCGCCTGTAGCCGCGCCAAGTAGTTGGGCGCCGAAGTAGGATTTAGGAACAAATACTTCTTTACTAACTCCGTCTTTCTTTACAATTTGGTATTCACCAATATTTGTTGGGTCTTTTTCTCCAGAAAAGGCAGAAGATTGTTTTAACGATGCTTGTAATTTATGGTCGTATTGAGCTTGAAGCGCCAATGCTTTAATTATTTTAGAAGCATCTTTATGCTCTACAGTACCGCTTTTCCATGCAGTTTCGAATTGAGCAACAGTTCCATACTTTTGAAGCATAATTGGATCTGTATCTGCGGCAACTTTGGCAATATTGTCATTGATCCATTTATTAGTATCAACATAATCTTCAAGTTCTTTTCCTGAGAAAGAATTAAATTTTCCTGCTCCGGCATCAGTTCCTTTAAATGAAGCAACTTGAGCTTGAGCCCATTTTTTTGCTTCAGAAGGAGACCATCCGGCCTGTCTTTCTTTTTTTTCAGTAAGATCTTTAACGAATGCTGAAGCTGAAGAGTAATTTGCTTGTGCGTTACCAATCAATCCTTGTTGTCCGAATTCTTTTTCTTTAGACCTCTTAAGTTCATTAAGTTTAGCCATAGTATTTCTATCAACCCCTCTATCTAATAAAGTAGCTGTTATTTTATTTGCCTCACCTCTCAAGCTTTCTAACTTTCCAGTGACAGCCTCTCTGTCTTGTTCTAGACTAGATGCTTGTAATGCAGCATATTCATTAGCAGCACTTTGCGCTTCATCATGTTGCTTTTGCTTAGCCATTGGAATCATCATTATTGTCTGTAAATCCAGAGGTTTAAATGATCCAGTGCTTAGTGATGTGTATCTATTCATTATCTATATTTTAGAAGATTTTATTGTCTTGACTACAAAAGTAATTATAAAATTAGTATTATACGTGTTTTTCTATATCACTTTGTTATTATTATACAAAATAACCAACGAGTTAAGCTAAGCTAGTCTCGTTGGTTAAGTTTAATTTATTTTATTATTAAGCTTTTTTGGTAGAATCTACTTGATCTTTAAGCTTTTTATACTTTCCTTTCCAGTCATAATCAGCTCCCATCAATTCAGGGAACTTCTTATACAGTTCTTCTTGACCTACAGCTCCTAAGTCTGCCGCAACTGCAGTTTTTAATCTGCTTTTTTCAGTGTCATAAGCACCTTTATTTCTTGCTCTAATATCCTGAGCAAGAGTTTGTTGTTGAAGATTAGTTGTGTCAACTCCAAGATTAAATGATTGTTCTTGAGCATTCTCTCTAGCGTTTGCTTCTTGACTCTTCATAAATGCATCGCTTAATGCTTTTGTTGCATTTAATTGCGTGCCTAGTAAATTTGCTCTTGCAGCATTTCCAGAGCCTTCAGAAGAACTCAATATTGCTTCTCTATTACCTGCAGTTTCTTCTCTAACTAAATTAATCAATCCTTGTTCGTCTACTACATTTTTTTTATATCTAGTACTTAATTCAGGAGTTGTTTCTTGTTCAGGTTTCTTTAGATTAGCTAATTGCATTATGTTTCCAATTACAGGAGCGTATCTTAAAGAGTCTTTATTATCAAGTACTGCGTCTTTAATTTTATTTGCTACTGATTTAGGTTGTTTTGATTTCCAGTCATCATAATACTTGTCAAGACTCTCTTGAACTCCAGTGACTCCAGTTGCATCAGTTGCATCAGTTTCTTTTTTTATTAAGCTCATCAAGTCTGCATCCATCTCCTTAGATACGCTTGGCTTTATAAATTTTCCATCTGCTCCATATCCGGATGTTTTTACAACTGCTTTTACAGTTTTTGTTTTTGAATTATGTTTATGTCCTTGAGGTCCTCCTTCGTGAAACTTATTTAAATTTCCTCCCATATTAAATTGATTGTCGTTGACTGCGGCATCTGCGTAAGTTGCATTTCTGTTAGCAATATTTGCATCTTTCTGTTGTTTCTTTGCTCCTATTATACCGGCTGCTCCTCCAATTACTGCTCCTGCTGCTGCTCCCCAAGGTCCTAATGCCATTCCTGCAGAAGCTCCTTTTGTAGCTCCAGCAAATGCTGCATTACCAACTTTTTTACCTTCAACTTTGACTCTACCTGATGTGTCCACTCCTGTTGGACCAAAAGCTTCTTTACCAAGTTCTAATGCTGTAGCTCCCATTTTAGCATATCCCATTACTCCTGGTCCACTTGATCCTTCTTGAGTTCCTGTTTCCGCTGAAATACTAGATTCTGTAGAATTGATTGGCCCCATTGAAGGTGACTGCATTGGATTTACCTGTCCTGGATTTAAAGTAAAGTAAGGATTGTTATTTTTATAATATTGATTTTGATCTCCTCCAAGATCGAATTTATTGCTTTCTTCTTCTCCTGTAGCTTTAAAATTACTTGCAGTATTAGCTAAGGACATTATTGATGAAGATATCGGTTGATTATTAGCTTGAATTATAGGAGAAAATCTTTGTTCTGCAGTTTCTGGCATGAAATGCATATCGTCTTCATCTCCTCCTAATGCCATTTTACTTTGTCCTTGCATGTAAGCTTTCCATTGAGGTGTTCTTTGAACTGCCATCATTTCTTCTTGATTAACGAATTCTCTGTGTCTCAATGGATCGAACCCTGCTTCTCCTGCGTTTTTACTGTATAAGTAAAATCCACTTTTTCCAGTTTCTCCAGAAGTAACTCCGGGTTGATATCTCACAATTTGCTTTGTATCAAAATCCATATTATCATTAGTTGGCAAATCACTTATACCTGTAAGCCCTACAACTTTTCCCTTTATGTTTGACTTAGGAACTGGAGTTTCTTCGCCTGGACCACCGTAAGCATATTGATTACCTCCATAAGCGTTTTGTATTTGACTCATTAAATCTTCTTCTGAACTTTGCTCTTGATTATACTCTTGAGTTATTTCATTTTCATCTAAAGGCATTCCTTCTGAACCAGCGACTAAGTCTCCTCCACTTCTTTCCGGCTGCTCTTGAGCTTCTTTTTGTGCTTTTACATGCTCTTGCATTTGCTTAAGCCTGTCAAGCATTTCTTTTTCAGTGTTTATTGATTCAGGATCAGTTCTTTCTTTGAATTTAGATTGAATCTTCTTGCTAGCATCTGCGAAGCTAAGTCCGTCTATGTATCTAGGAAGCTTAAATTGTTCTAACATTGTGTTCATATATTTTTTTATTATGAGTATGTACTCTTGTTTTTGTTTTCATTTAAAGCTACATTATTCATCAGCCAAATTAAATCTTCTTCAGAATAGTTCTTAAGAAGTCTATTTTTTATAAAATTATTTTTTGATTTTTTAAGGTGTTCTTTTGTAAATTCTTCTTTTCTTGCATCGTAAACTCCATCTTGATTCATTAGAAATCTAAATCCATTTAAGTCTGATTTATTTTCTTCTGGTCTTAAATCGTGATTAACTTTATACCCTCTTTTCTTTATTCTCTCTAGTTCTTCTGGAGAAATATAATCTTCTGGATTACTATATGTTCTTTGTCTTCTAAACAATTCATTAGCGTCTCTTTCGTTTAATTCTGATCCAGATAATTCTGCGTGACCATACTCGTGAGCTTTAACTCCTTCTCTAGAAATAAAAGCTTTATTTATTCTATCTGTTGCCTGATCGATAACTATTGAATTTGTTTCTGGCTGATATTGACTGCCTTCTGTTGAATATGGAGTAGAAGTAACTTTGTTTAATATCTTTTTCATTAATCCAGGAGATCCGTCTTGATAAATAACTTCAGAATCTTTAACTCTATCTAATCTACTTTTAATAACTTCTTCTGGTTTCTTGTATCCAGAGTTTGTTAATTTTTTCTTATATATTGGTGAGTTTATGTATTCTTCTGTAAACTGCTTTGAGTCTGTCTTACTTTTTTTTTTAGGTTGATCTTTTTCTTTTCCTCCTAAAGCAAATTCATTTCTAGCTTCAATAGCGTCTTTAAATAATCCGGTAGTGTCTATTCTATTGCTGAATATGTAACCTCCATCATCAAATTCATATCTAGTCTCTCCTTCTTCTACTGAGTTTCTCTTACCATTTAAACCAATTCCTAATGGTATTCCTCCAAGTGAGTTTTGCTCATGGGTTCCTCCTCCTTTAAATTCAGTAAGTCTATTACTTGTTCCAGATGTTGATTCATCTCCTCCGTATGAAAGATGCGTTTCTTGTTCGGAATTAAATGAGTCCTCTTTTTCAATAAGAGAGTCAGTACTTAGTTGACTAATATTCATCTCTTCATCAAAATCATAATCATCTCTCCATGTCTTTCCGTCAAGTCTTTCTCCTTCAAGCTCTTCCTGAAGTTGCTTATTGTAAGCGTATTCTCTTTTGCTTACTTCTTCTAATTCAGGATGCTTATCTCTTAAGTCCCTATACAAAAAATCCCGAGGCTGAATTTCTTCTACCTCAGGTTTATTGATTTCAGGATTATCTAAATAATTTATCATCTCTATTTTTGTTTATAATACAAATGTATTAAGTTTTATTGACAATCTTGCTATTAACTATAACAACAAATTAGTATTCTGTATAAGATAGGGTTACATCGTGAGCAACCATTTTGTATCCATTAGGATTATTTAAGGTTAATTTTATGTAACTCCATGGATTTCTAATTCTATCTCTAGTTTTAACTGCTCCATTCATTGACCTAGGGAACGCTATATTCCAACTTCTAAATCTTCTCTTAAGATTTGACCTTAAAACTAAATTAACGTCTCCTGTGTCTTGATATTCATTCCAAAGTCTTATAGAAGTAAAAGTATTATTTGGTAAGTCTACCCCATTAGTAGTAGTCATTTCCATTTTATATTCAGCGTTGTTAAAAACAACATCTTTATCTACGCCAGGAGCTGCAAGAAAAGTTATAGATGATTCATAGTTTGATCCATAAAAATTATTTCTCATTCCACTAAAATGTTGCCAACCAGAGTTTCTTCCTGGATTGGTAGTAATCATTCTTTGTCCTTTATTGATGTAAATAGCTGGTTTATAATCATAAAAACTAGTGAATGCCTTTTTACTTTCATTATAAGCTATTGTATAAGAAGGTATTGACTGTAAGAATGTCATGTATATCTCATTGTCAATGTTATTGTACCCAATAGAAACGCCTCTTCCAATCAAAGGATTATCCTGAGCCAAGTCTTCAAGTTTTGTATTGTTAGTCATAAAACTGTGTAATCCTGCAGCTTCCGATAAACTTACAACTCCTTGCCCAACTTGACCAATAGATCTATTTATTACATCGTAGTAATAAATTCCATTAGAGGTTGATCCTACTGACCATTTATTCTTTGTTCCTGATTCAGTCGAAAGATAAGTATGGTTGTTTAATACCGAGCCTGTTCCAATTTGTATTGCCAGTCCATCGCTAGCAGTTGTTTGGACTCTTGGTTCAATTGATATCTTTGCTATTGCTGTATCTTGGAAAGTAAATATTTCATCTTCTAATTTAGCAACACCATTGATTGGTCCGTATCTTCCGTCAAGAGTTCTGGTTTCATTCTCTAAAAAGTTTGTCCAATTGTCTATGAATTCACCGGCAATCTTTTTACTTGAAGACACAATCTTAGTATCGAACTCATTTATTGCTTTAAACTTAAATCCAGTTCCTGTTGTTTGTACTAAAGTAGGCTCTTGAGAATAAACTCTATTGTAGTTATGATATTCAATTTCTTTTGGTTGATATCTGTTATCCCAGTCATTTATTGAAATATCATTTCTTTGTCTAAGATTAACTGTAGTTTCTACTGGTATTGATATAATCTCTGTCACTTGCAAGTAATCTTGATTAGATAACTCAGTATTTGTCTTTGTCATTTTAGCAAATTTAAAATCCCCTAAAAATGTATCTCCAGGAGAATGAATAGTTAATACGTTAGAATTAATTTCTTTGTATTCTCCAATTCCCATGTAGCTACTTCTTGACTTTGCTTCCATACTGTTACCTCCGTAAATTCCTCCAAGATAAGCATGATTTATATCGTGAGTAAATTCAACTATCATTCCGGAATTATTACCGGTCCCAAGTTGATATGTAGGTCCAGGTTGTCCCGATCCTCCTGTTACTTCATGAAATTTAGCGTCAGTAAATATATTTTCTAAAGATTTTCTAGAAGATATTGGAGTTGATGACGAGTTGTCTCCTTCCATTAACGTGACGCATTTTGCTCCAAAACTGTTAGTTCCTAATACTTGGCAAGCAGCGTTATTTCCAGTGTCGTCTTCATCCCAATTATCTATAAGCATTGCTCTTAATGAGTTAGCATATCTAAACAAAGAATCTCCATTGTATGCTTTGGAGTCTTGACCTATTTCTGTTACTTCTGGAGTTCCATATATGTTTGCAGTTTTTATTCCATTTAAAGGCGTAGCTATAAACCCGTTTTTAAATTCTCTAAAAAATTGAAAAACACCTGTACTATTATCTGAGTTTGTTGGACCAAAAATACTTCTGTCTGCTATTCCTGAAGCACTACCAGTTATAGGATTAACAGTAACTCCTGGAGAGTCAGATGTAAATCCATTTATGAATTTTGCCTCAAGTTCATTTATTTTAGATATTGGTTGATACTCTGTTGCCCAGTTATTTTTTCTACTTTCTTGTTGTATACCCACAACGCTAAGCATTGTTGAAGCATTAAATACCGGATTACCAAAAGTAACTTCAGGAGAAAATACTTGCATCATTTTATTGAATTGAATATTTTGAGCTCTCCACTGTCCAGATGGAGCAGCTTTAAATCCTTCTCTGTTTCTTCCGTTCCCTAAAGAACCAAAACCATTGTTTGCGTAATCCTGATAAGCTAATTCGTGATAGTCATTTGCTCCAACAAAAGGAATTTGATTTTTAATCAATGGCCTTTGTAATGACGGCATTTTTAAAGCGTCAGAATCATTTGCTAAATTAGCAAGAATAGTCTTGTTTGTTTCTTTTCCTGATTTTTTAAGATTTGCAATCATTGAATTTATCAATCCTTGACAAATTATAGTTTTATCAGATTCTGTTCTATTAGATCTTAATATTCTATATCCTATTGGTTTTTCGTCGTTATCAGGTAGAGAGTTTAACCAAGTGTAAAAATCTGGTTTTAATAACACTCCAAGAGTATTAGCTAATCCATTTAAGTTTCCATCCGGAGCTTTTAAATCTGATATCCACTTAGGAAAACTATACTGTCCTTTTGCATTATAAAACTCAATTGCGAATCTATATATTTCTCTACTTTTAAGAAATTTTCCAGGAGCTATATCTTCAATAGGCACAGGTCCGTTAGCGTGATTAACATAAAGAGTTATGTATTTTCCTTCAACTCCAGGCAACGATCCGTTTTTGATATACTTATATGTATTATAGTCTCTGTTTATTGAGTCATGCTTCAAATCTAAAGCATAAGTTGTAGTATTTAAAAGTATAGTATTTGCCGGTGTATTAGTAGTTACTCCTCCTGATCCATCAGAAACAACATCACTCCACACTTCAGCCTGTCCTGATGAATTGTGAGCGTAAGCTCTCATGTCTATATCTATATCGAATTTAAGTTCTTTTACATTAAATAAAAATAATCTTAAGTTTTTAGATTCTATGTGTTTTGGTATAGAAACGTTACTTCCAAGAAATAAAAATTCTGCTAACGAAACTGATTGTACTGACGTTCCTGGATCACTAAATTGAGTTTCTGTATAATTACTTATTAAACTATCTGACACTATCGATATTGATGGAGCCTGATTGTATGATGTATACTTAATTGCGTAAATCTTTATGTGCGTATAATTAGTATCTATGTTTTTAATACTTATCGTTGGCATTGACGCTACTACTTCATTTAAGTCTCCTCCTCCTGTAGATTTACCTAAGTCTATCATTTCAGATAAAGGAGATATTGCTGTTTGAGATCCATTTACTCTATACAAATTATAAGCATACTGAATTACTCCGGCAGTGTGGCTCCCTCCAGAGGTCAGCGCAACAAGCGTTGGCTGGGAAGTTATAAATCTACCAACAGTGTCTATTACTGAAACACTCATGTCTATCAATTCTTCTAAATCTTTATTTGCAATTGATTGCTTTAAGTTTAAAAATCTTAATTGACTTCTTCCGTCAACCCAATATACTTTTTCTATAATTGAATTTTCATAGTTGTATATTGATTGTATTGGATGATTAGACGAGAATTGCATATCGCGCATGTATTTCAGTCTAACAACAATAGGAAGGTTTGTTGATATGTTTTCAATTTCCCAGATACAATCAAATCCCGCATCATCAGTAGTAAACAAAATTACATTATCTCTTGAATAAGCTTTTCCTATAATAACTTGAGTTCCAGATACTTTTGAAGTTTGGTTTGGATTTGTGTATGTTACTTCTATTTCTGAACGAGGAATAACTAATCCGGAGGTAGTATAAGGAAGATTCATGGCGATGTTATCCATTCCAGTATAATTTATCCTTCTGTTTACTAAATCTATCACGGGAATTGGAACAGTAAATAGCTGCGAATTCCCGTGCTCATTAGTTACAGAGAATGTACTTTGTTGGTCAGTTGCTATAATCCTAATATTCTTCGCGTCGAAATACATCTGGCCAGGGAATTTACTTTTAGATAAATCCTTGACCATTCCTTCCGGGCTTAATTTTAATTGCTTCATCATAGTATTAATGTATTTTCATGAATTCTCTTGATCCTAAATACTTCATTCTTTCATTGAATTGATTTGTATTAGGTAATATTTGTCGTATGCTATTTGTGAATGCTTCCATTTCAGCTTCATCTGGCATTATTAAATCAGATTGAGCTTGACCTACATTAAAGCAATAATCAACTTCAGCTTTATTTAATTTCTTATCTGATACTTTATCCATGTCGTTTAGTATATCAAACCACCTGTATTTTATGTAGCTCTCAATACATCTAATAAGCTTTATGTTATCTGGAATCATTGGATAACAATCTTCATCGATAGCGATTGCTTTGTATGCTATTGCCAATTCTCCGCTTTCCATGTTTGTATTAATCTTTGAATTAGACAAACTATATGTGATTGAAGAATTATTTGTTTCCGACAATTCCACTTTGTCGTAATGGTCGTGTATAATGTCTGTGCCTTTATTTAGCGGGACCAGAGTTCCTCCTTTGTTGTAGTAAACCTGTTCTGTGTAAATTAAATCAATTGGCAGGTCTCCTTTGAATTGTTTAATTACAATCTTCTCCATTTTAGTTGTATAAATTGGAGGCATGTTTACTAGCCTCAAGCATTCAACAGTTTTATCTATAATGAATTCGAAGTTAAGATCTTTCATTATTGGATTCATCATTAATCTATCTGCAATAGATTTAATGGAAATAAAATGTCCTGATATCATAGTTAATATTCGTTTACAAAAGCATCTATCTTTCCTTTAAATATGGATTGAGATAAGTCTCTTTTAAGTTGTCTGTTAAATTTTATCGTATACAAGCTCTTGTTTTTAAAGTCAGCTTTAGACTTAAGATAAGTTATCTTAAATGTGTGACTGTCTGTGTGTTCATTAGTGAATCTGATTTTAATCTTTTTCTCTTCTGCAGCTTTGTTTTCTAACCAAAGTTTCCTGGTTTCTTTCCAGTTGACTGGTAGATTGTTTATTATATTTCCGGCAGCGTCTATCTTTACTTCAGTTTTAGATTTGCGCAGCTCAGCTCTTCCCATCTTATTTGGAAATAAGATATCTTTTCCTTTCATTGAAAGACCATCGCGTAAGAACGCGTTGTATTCTTTTATTATTTCTCCGTAGACCTTCCTGCTGATTTTAGAGTCTTTATTATTAAGTTTAAATGATCTGTAATAATCATTTACTCCGTAGTCAGCAGTTGCTCTATGTATTCTATTTTTCTTCTCTATCGTCTGTTGAATCATTTTTCTCGTCATTAGGTATTTGCAAAGGTACCATTAAATCTTTAACAATCAAAGATACTATATCGTTAATCATATAACCTTCTAGCGGATACTCGTTATCTAATTCTTCACATGTAGAGAAGCATGACATTTCATTGGCTTTAGCAGGAGATTCAAATACACCTCTTGCTATAACTTTACTCATCATCATAAAGTTTACTCTTTTTGAATAGAAGTAAATTCTTCCATCTGCATTTATTGCAGTATATATTTGATTGTTCAAGTACTTGTTGTGACCTAGGAATGGAAATCTCTCCATTGCAACGGAATTAAATCCGGTCGTAAAGTTGTCTATACTTCTTACTGTAATCAAATCTTCTCTTCCTGAAATATTAATTACAGTTGGTATGACTTGCTTAGTTCTAAGTACGTGTCCAAATAATGGAGATCCAGTTACAGCATCTACAACTTCTAAGTCGAGACAAATTTCCGATAGACACGCTACCGGAATTGATTTGGTTATGTTGCTGAATGTTTGCTTTATAAGCACAATTCTTTTTACGTCTATAAGGTGAGCAAGATACTCATTAGTAAAGATGTCGTCATCTGTAGTAACTTGTAATTTCTCCTTTATATCGTAAATTATTTCTAGTTTAGTCATTTTTGTATAATTTATTATTAAACAATAATCCTTCGTTGTAAGGTATTGCTGTAACTCTTGAGATATTATCTGCTCCAAGTTTAATAACAGCAAGACCATTTGTCCAAGCTTCTTTCTGGAATCCTGACATGTAGTTAAATACAGGCGCGGTTCTATCTCCTCCAAATCCACAATTATAAGAAGACAATCCACCTTCAAGGTGAGTGTTAAATCTATGTGTATGAAAGAAAACAACGTTACGTCTAAGTGTCGTTAAGTGTTTATGCGCGGAGTGAGTATTACACCACATACCATGCATAACTTCAGTGTCACCTATAATTACTTTTGCATTTCTCCAGTCTTTTTGGAAGTTGTAACCTCTTCCTTCAAAGCACGCATGATAAGGACTTAATGATGGTTGATGTCCTAGTTTGGAATTGTCAGCTTGTTTTGTGTATTGTAAATACCAGTCTTCATGGTTACCATAAAAATACTCCTTTTCTACCTTTCGAGTTCCAATAGCTTCGTCGATTCTATCTAAATATTCATTTGCTTCTTTGTATTCTCTAGCTAAATCATAACCAAGCACCGGCATTAATCCTTTGGCATGTCTTGAAATTGAAGACATATCTAAAATATCTCCAGCTAATACTATTCCTTTTAAGTCCGGGCAATCTTTTATTAATTTTATTACAGAAGCAAAAAAGTCTTCATTAACCCATGGTAAATGCAAACATCCTAATACAATATAATTTCCTGCTGCATATTTTTTTTCTAAATACTTGGGCAATGATGGAGCATTTTTTGCTTGATTTACTAAATCAAGAGCTTTATCATACTCCCCTTTCTTCATTAATTCTGACAACTCATCAATTTCACTTACTGAAGTTTTTGATCTTAATTCCTTTAATACTGTAGCGCAGTCGTTAACATTTTCAATACCTAATGCTTTTGCTAAAGCGTATTTACCAAATTTTTTATAACCAGGCTTCTGTTCTAAAAATAATTTAATTTCACTTTTATTCATTTTGTTTTTATTTTATGTTATTGCAAAAATAGGGATAAATTATTTAATACAATTTATCCCTATAATGATTTAATTATTAGTCTATTTTTATGCTAAACTATATTTATTGAATCTATATTATTGTCATGACTTATTATATTTTGATAACATATTGCAGCTGTTATTTCTGAAGGAAAGCTTGGAGCTCCAGCTCCACATCCTACACTATCTCCAAGAACTTGTCCTGCTAAAATTGTTACATAAGTAAAAACAGAACCTGAATTACCAATACAATCTCCATTTAAATTATAAAAAGTTTCTACAATAAATTCAGTATTAACGGTAACTGGTGATGATAATAATATCGAAGACACTACAATTTTAGTATCGTCTCCGGGACCACATTGATCTACAGTTGAACTTAAGTTTGTTACATTGATTATATTTTCTTGAACATCATCAATAACCGTTCTGTATATGTTTCTTTTAAAGATATTCATAATTATATTTTAGTGTTACCACCTAAGTAAAAAACATTAGTGCTTCCTTCTTGAGATAAGTATGTTTGATAATATTGTCCTTTTATTTTCAATCCTATTGGATTTCTAATTGTTGTTCCTAGTTCTAAATAAGAAACGTCTGAAGATCCTTTTTGAGTAAAACCAATTCCTATTTTAGATGTCAATCCTGACGGAACAGTTATTGTTACTGGATTATTTGAATTGTCTATTATTATTTCATGGTTATTATCGTTGTCAGTTATAGTGTAATTTCCACTTATAAAGTCAGTTGGATAAACAATTACTTTTTGTAAAGGCGATTCGTTTGGTAAAGTTAAAACACCTTGGTCATCTGCTGAAGCTCCATTAATAAATAATGGCAATGTATACACTCCGAAAGTTGAAGGCGCAGGTATTGATACTGATGAGTCAACAGTAGCTATATTCATCTTAAGTGAAGTTGCGTTTGCTCCAGATGATTGGTTTACAACGAATCTTGTTTCATCTATAGCAATTTGAGTACCTGTCCCTGTTAGTGTATCTTTTACTTCTGCAGAAATAACTGATCCAACAATAAAAGAAGACTCTTTATCTCCATTCACCATTCCTAATTCAGTTCTTACTTCTCCCTTATTAAACCTAAGCAAGTTTGCATAACTTCCGCTTATTGTTGCATTTGTACCTGTATCTAATACTGCTTGAAGATTTGGAGATCCAACAGCAACGACTATATTTCCTTCAGAATCCGCTTCAATTCCATTTACAGAAGTTGCAAGATTATATGTTCCGGAAACTGTCTTTGAAGGAAACTTTAATTCTGTAGAAGACAATGGAGTTGAAAATCCAACATTTGTTTGTTGCGATCCATTTATTCTTTCTTCTAAATTCATTATTCCGTTTATCATTGAGAATGATGCGCTAATGTAATCTGTAAATGAATTTAAATATATTTGGTCCTTGTCTATAAAAAAATCAGATCCATTTCCTTCGTTAGAGTGAAATATTTCTGAGTACTTTCCAGCACCATCTCCTTTAAGTAAACTTATAAAAGTTTCTCCTAAATCAATTTCAGCATAATTCCCAGAGTCTATTACTGCTTGTAAGTTCGGATCAATTGAGTTGTTTGTTTGATCTTCTTTTATCAATAGCAAATTATCTGGATTTATTGATTCTATCGCTCCTTTTCCTATATTTATTATTTCGTATATCATAATTTTATTTATAAACAGCTAATACCACTAATTACACCATTAAATATTTGAACTGACGTATTACCCGTATTCTGGTAATTATGAGTGAAAACTCCATTCTCTAGCAGTGTTGTTCCTGCTTCATCTTCGTAACAAATATCACCAAACTCAGGGTATCCACCTATACCGTCTGGGTCTGCAAAATAAGCTAACCTGTCTATAGGTTGTTCTTTAAACATCCCAATATTATTACAAGCATCTATTACTTCTAAAGTACTTAATATGAATGGGTATTTAGCAATAAAAACCCCCTCTTCAATAATAACCTCAATATTCCATTTGCTGTCTGTCTCTTGTATTGTTCTCTCTTCTATCGGCAGACTTAATATGTATTCACATATTTGTTCCTCAATAGTTCCTGTTCCGCTTAAATCAGTAGAAAGTATGGATAATACTCTTACAAAATTATCTGTTTCTCCTGAAGATGACTCTAAACAATTTTTAAGACTTATTATTAGTTCAGCTATTTTTCTCATGTCAAAAGCACTAAGTGTTTTGCATTTATGAAATTTTACCTGAAGCGCTTGAGCTTCAGGTATTATACTATTACAGTCTATCATTTTTTTTTATTTAAATTTATTATTACCTAGATACCCAGTTCGTTCCATTGTTCCATACAGGACAAACTACAGCCCCTCCTCCTACAAGTGTTCCTAAATATGTAGGAGCTGTTGCATCTGAAACTATAGCCATATCGTTTAATATTCCTGCTGGAAGTGTAGCTACTGTATATATAGTGTCAGGAGTTGTATTTATCGTGTAATCCCCGACTGTATTTTTAGCCGGAAACATCAAGTTAGTATTTAGAGTCGGGTCTTTTATTTTTATGTTTGTAACTCCTATTATTCCAATTCTTTTCGAAATAGTTAATTCTCCTTCTACTAAATTTATTACAGAATTATTAGAGTTAAGTTCAGAAGAAATAAGAATATTATTGCTTCCAAGATATAATGAATTTGATCTAATTTCATCACTGTAACCAAAACTAGTATATTTAGAACTTAATACATTTGTTAAAATTTCTGCGTAATAATCACCGTATTGAGCAGATGTGCCTTGATCTAAAACTCCTTGTAAGTCTTGAGGATAAGTCAAGTTAGCTTCAACCCATTCTCTAGTAACTAGTACTTTTCCTGTAAGTTCTGCATCTATTTTAGTGTTATCAACACTAGGGGCTTCTACTAAACCATTCATTCTAACTTGAAGAGCATTACTTCTAGTCAATACAGTATACTCTGTATCAGCGTTTTGTATAGTACCATTACCAACTGCAAAAAGTATTTTTTCAGGGAAACTATTCCAATCTAGAAGATTGTCATTTATTATTTCAGCTGCTTGACCTACAACAAAAGGCGCTAAACCTGATACTTGATGTCCTACACCAAAAGTATTTACAGCGTACCCTCCTAACTGACTATTTAATCCTACTCCAAGAGAATAAATAGCACTATTGTCTATAATATAACCCATAGAGTAGGCGCCATAACCAGAAGCAATAACATCTTCACCTATAGCTACAGATCCCGTACCGGTTGCTCCTCTAGTGCTTGATGCGCTACTAGAGTAACTTATGTCAAAAGCATCGTCACCTATAGTTCCAAAATTATCTGGACTTCTTCTTTTTAATCTAGTACCTATTCCGCTTCCTTCATCTAAAGCTTGAAATGCTGAATCGTCATTTGGAGTATTAATTAAATCAGAATAGTCTCCACTAAAAGCAACAGCACTTAATATATTTTGTGGAACAAATGAAAACTCACCATCCTCTCCGTCATTAATTAATTGTGAAGTTTTAGTAAATCCTGTTTCTATCAGTAAAAGATTGTCAGGAATAAGACTGTTTATCAGTCCTTTACCTTTATTTATTATTTCGTATATCATGATTTATTTTTATTAATAATTAAAGTGATCCTGGACAAGTCCAACTAATTACCTTTCCTGAAGAATTAACTCCTAAAAACGTACTTCCACCTAAAAATGTAGTATAATATCCTTCAGACAAAGCTATAGCCATGCTCATATCTAAGTAAACAGAATCTCCTGGAACAGGATAAGCATTTGTTCCGTCATAATATATTGTTCTATCTATTGCGTATACAGGAGAAAATGCGCATGGATCGTTAACAGATATTGTACTTATGTCATAAGGCCGTAATACAACTGGTGCATTTTCAAGTATTTGTATGTTCCATTTACTATCTGTTTCCAGTATTGTTCTTTCTTCGTCAGGAAGAAGTAATACATAATCGCATATTTGTTGCTTTATATCTCCAATTCCTGATAAATCAGACGCTACTATACTAATAACTCTTACTGAATTATCTTGATCCGTTACTACTTCTGGCTTATTTAAAATTTGAGACAATCCTGAAGTTGAATTCCAGTCTGAATTTACTTGAATAGCAGGTATTTCTGGCTTGTTTAATATTTCTGCTGGACCAGATATTGCAGACCAATCTGCATTTACTTGAGCAGGAGCAGAAGGTATATCTGCATTAATGACATAAGGATCAGCAATAGTCCCAGTTCCTGCAATAGTAATGTTTGCGCCTTCATTAATCTTTGTCTCACTTCCATCAGCTGTATTTATTGAAGAGTTTGTAATAACATAAGGATTAGCTATAGATCCATTACCTAATACTGTAATCCCTAAACCTTGTTGTACTTTTGTTTCAGTTCCGTCAACTACCGCAGTAATTATTAAATCTCCAACTCCTAATAAGGACTGTCCATTTATTGTTTTAAGGTTAAAAGAACCTCCGGAACAAGCGCTTACACTTTCTATTAAATCAACTATCGATCTTAAATCAATAGCTTTTAGATTATAGCATTTGGCAAACATTGTTTTTAATCTTGCTGATTCTGCAGCTATTTGATCACAATTTATCATGGCTTATTATTTATTTCTACATATATCTGGACAATCAATCTCAATTCTTTTCATTAAGATGTCTAATTTTCTTTTAAAAGATACTCCGTTCGCGTCAACATCGGTATCTCTTATTAAGCTTTTGTATTTTAAAGCTAGTTTATAGAATGATATTCTAGAAACATCTGCATCTCCATAATACTTAAGCCTATTTGTCATGTTGCCAATTGTGTCAACATAAAGATTTTGCTCTACTGCAGTCATTATACTAATACAAATGCTCCGTCAAGGATTCCATATCCTGAAGTACATCCAGTAAGACACGCGTCTATACTTCCTGAACATAATTTCTTCAAAGCGTAAAAATTAACTACTGCGTTTGTGTACTTACCTACTATAAGTGCATTCTTAAGACCTTCCAAATAAAGATCAATCACTAATGCATTCTGTAGGCTATCATCACAACTTAAGCAATCTCCATTTATTTTAGTTAATGAATCGTTTACTGCGTAGAAGAATTGAGTGAAATTACATGCCGCAACCGTAACGTCTTCTACTTCATCTTCGTTTGTTCCAAATGTTCCAAAATATATTCCATTAAAAGAATCTAGATTAATATCTTCCGGAACTAAAATTATATCTTCTACTTCGTCAATTTGTAACAACTTCGAAGTTAAGTCAACTTCAGTATCTAAGTATGTTTCGTCGGTTTGCATCGTAAAAGAATCTATTCTTTTACCTGTAGCTGCAGTAACTTTAATAGTTAATGTTTTCATGTCTGCTGAGACTTGAAACGTATTCACTGTTATCATATTGTTTTTATTTTAAAGTTAAAAAAAAAGGAGCTGAGCATTGCCCAACTCCTTTAGTCATTTAATATTCTAATTAGATTACACTGCCGCAATAACTGCTACTGAACCAGCTCCTAAAATTGTATTAAGATTTGCTACCATTGCATTAAATTGTGCGTTAGGCACTGCTGCAGTTGGCATAGCGATAGTAATACCTTTTTTAGATTGCTTAGCTTCATCTCTACCTAAAGAGAAATAACCAATTTCAATCACATTGTAAGTATTACTTAGAACAGCATCATAAGTTCCTACGAAGTTATGAGGTGCTCCCATCTCGCGGTAAACGTCGTTTCTTTCACCTTTCAAGTACCATTCCATATCAGCAATACTGTATCCATCTCCAATTGCAGGTTTCGCAGTAACTACTGTGAAAACAGGAATAGTTGTGAATTTAGCATTTACTACGAAAGGCATAGAAGTCCTTGTGTGTCTACCTAATTGATAAGTCAACCCAACCCAAGTGTTCTTTTCTGTGATAACTAAAGCTGCATTAGCTCCAGTACCAGTTTTTGTGAAAGAGAAATAAGGATTGTCCGGAATCTGAATTACAGAAGCATTTGCTAATGTATATGCAGTAGTTGTTGAAAGTAATGGCTCTTCTCTTTTGAAGTTACGAGCTAATGCTTGAACTAAACCATCTACAATATTCTCTGCTGTATTACCAGCCACTGCTTTGTAGAAAGCTTTTTTGATGTATTCATTTTCTGCTGATAAAGAACCAAAATCTTTGATTGCAATTTCAACTGTATACAATGTATTTGCATTTACTGTAATTCCAGAAATAGTAGTTGATCCTAAAACTTGAGCTGAATAAGCTCTTGATTTTGATAATGTAACATTCTTTGGATCAACGATATCTGATGTGATAAGTGTTCCTTTGTTACTCTTTTGCATGAAGACGAACTTCTTTCCTGCTGCCGGTGCTGTACCGTCTGCTGATAAGATAGCTAATGCTCCATTAGCTCCAGCTTTTACGGCTGCAACGTTTGCATGTCCAGGGTACGTAAGGCCTACATACATCTGTCTAACTTGATTTTGTCCTGCTAAACTCATAATTATAAATTGTTTTTAATTAAACTACTCTTTGATTTGTTTGAATTTTACTCTGAAGACTATTTTCTCTATAGTCCCTGATGGCTAACTCAACAGCCCTGTTTAATATTTCTCTGTGAATACTCTCGTCTAATTCACATTGTTTTATTTGATTCATTCCATTTACTGTAAGTCCTAATCCCGCAACAGAAGCATCTAATTCAAAATTAGCTAAAACTATTGGTGATGGATATTTTACATATCTCATTGAATAGGAAATTAGTGGCACTTCAGAAACCAATTCTACATTCTTTAATGTAGCGTCTTTAGATATGTCCAGTCTAAATACCCTTTTTCCATTTGGTTTCCTAAAAGGATTTTTCATACTTGAGTTTAAGTCGTCGTAACTTATTGGGTTTACTTCGATGGTAACTCTTTCTCCGCAGTTATTAGATACATCTGCGGCTTCGTATACAATATACATTACATCTGCCGGAATAGTTACTAGTTTTGATTTAGTTGAAAGTGACTTAGACGAAGTTATAAAAGCTGCTGATTTAAAATCTTTTACCAATTCTGATAGCTCTCTTCTTTTTTGTTCGTCTCCTTCGAAACTCCTTTTCAATGGATTGTATCCACAATAAGCCGCTTTTACTAATTCAAATTGAGCTGTAGTTAAATACACACTCTTTTCGTAAACATCCAGTCCAGGAGCAGAACTGCTTGAAATATTGTCATAAAGAATGTCAAATTCAGTACTAAATTCTGCTACTGTCATGG